TCTTGCAACATACATCACTATCACTATCACTATCACTATCACTATCACTCATATAGTCCGATTTAAACATGGTTTCACGATCATAACGGGGAGCACCTAGGATCGAAACATACCACTACCACACCACTACCACCAGCATTCATTCTCTCTTATTATCACCTTATTTTCACATATCACTATCACATCTCTTTTCTTCTTTCTAGAATATTGAGTCATTTTTATTTCTTTTATATTTTCTCTTCATGTAAAAATAAAATAAAAAACAAAAAAATCAATCTAAAAATATAAATTGAAAACTTTTTTTATATTTTTAATTATTACAGTTTCGGCAAGCCAGATAAACAAGCAATTCAATGACTCAACCACATCAACAGCATTTGGGAAAAATATCGCTCATCAACGGCGATGAAAACAAGTCTGTTGTTGCAACTGCCATCATCATCGCCGAACATGGTGTTGTTAAAATAAAAGACGAAATCAAGGGTACTTACACACTTTGCGGTTGTGAGAAGCCATCGTTGTGCATGTGTGTACGTTGGGTTCATCAATACAAGGACAAAATTGAAAAAAAAAGTGTTTACGTCAATGATCCAAACGCCGCGGCCGGATATGCTGCAAATATTGCAAAGGCGGAAAGAGAAAAAATAGAAAAAGAAAAAGCAGACAAAGCAAAAGCAGCATATCAATGCCAAACACCCTTCATTCGTCGTCAGTATCGTCAACCTCAACCTCTGTTTTCACCCGCACCTCTTCGCACATCACTCAGTCTGCCTCCTCTGCCCCCATTTACTCAGCAGCCACTTCTGATGTCTCCTCAACTTTTGCAATTCGCTCAACAAAATCCAACACCGCCACACATTCAACCAGTTCCCAAATTCTAAACTATAAGGAATCTAAAAATTCCCTAGGTTAAATGAGGAGGGGGTCGTAGGGGGGTGCTCGTCGCCCCCTACAACAAAATGAAAAACAAAATGAAAAACAAAATGAAAAACAAAATGAAAAACAAAATGAAAAACAAAATAAAAAAAAATAAAAAACAAAATAAAAAATAAAATAAAAAACAAAATAAAAAACAAAATGAAAAACAAAATGAAAAACAAAATGAAAAAAACATAAATTGATTTTTTTTTATTTATATTTGTTTTATACAGTTGCCTGTTACCAAGAAAGACAATTTTACGATGACCGCCGCGATGATTGCAAGCGCACGCTTCAATATTTCCGACCAAGACTTACGCCAACAACAACCAGAACAATTACAGTTCAACTCATTCAAAGGTTTGTACATAGGTTCCAGATTGATTGACCATTTGAATTATCTTGACCCAAACCAAGAGATTTGGTTTTACATTGCCGATTACATCAACTCTTTTCCATACTCGAAGTCCTTTTTCAAAACCGTGTTCCCATTTTACATGGGTTCACACATCAATGAAAACGAACTGACAGGTTTTTACCAAGAGGAGTTTTGCCGATATGTCGAATTCTTCCAGATGAACCATCCAGACTGGCACGAGTATTCCGAGTCAGAGTGTTTGCAACAGTTCAATGATGCGATTGAACATTACGCTACTGATTCTGATTCTGAAATACATCTCTCTTACAGAATGTATCAAACCACCCCAATGACTCTCGAAAAACCGCATTTTTCGGTTTTTCAAGAACGTCATGTTGAAGAAACAAACGAGTATCAAGAGCGATTTCTCGGGGTTGGATATTTTTCAGACGTTGATGGCTTCACTGTGTCGCGTTACAACCAGATGGGAACAAATGGTCCATTTGGTTACGCTAAAAGATTCAATCTACAGATGCACCTCAACCAACTAGTCGCCAACGAGTCAATGAATTCACTTGACGACGTACACGACGTTTCCGACATCCACTTTTACACTCGCAAAACCGGAGTCGACATTGAATTCAACTTTCACACCGACCCTGAAACACACGTGCAAATGCGTTTCTTGTGCAACTCTGACGACGAGCTCTTCTTGTTTGAGGAATCGTTTCAAAGAGTGAAAGAGGAAAAGCGTCTTGAAAGAATCCGAAAAGAAGAAGAACGGAAAAGAAAGTTTGAAGAGGAAAAAATACAAAAGCAAATACTGAAAAGACAGATGGAAATTCAAAGAATACATCAAACGCAACAATACCACACCATTTCAACAGATGATTGGATTAGAAGCACAAGTCAGGCTTTTAGGCCTGATACTCCCTCCGTCATTGAAATTCGAGCGAGGTTCGCTTCTCAACCCATACTTCCGTTTCAAAATCTCAATCTTCCTCCTCTTCGCGTCAATCCAACCGACTACCGCGATCCTCTTCCTCACTATAACGAAGAGGATGAAGTTTCTGATTGAGACTGTCTGAGTTCTTGCGGTGAGAATCTGTCTGATCTGTGAAATTTCTGTTGAACCAAAAATAAAATGAAAAAAAAATAAAATACAAAATGAAAAAAAAATAAAATACAAAATGAAAAACAAAATGAAAAATAAAATGAAAAAAAAATAAAAAAAAAAATAAAAAAAAAATAAAAAAACATAAATTAATTTTTTTTTATTTATATATTATTTACACAGCCTTGTGCACTACCAAAACAATTTACTATCAGTTGTATAATTATTTTATTTATAGATTATACATTTTTTCAATTTCATTTTGATACTTTATATGAATATTAGATCTTTTTAATTTCATAGTTGGTGTCATTAAACCATTTTCTACTGTAAAATCTTCGTTTATTAAAGTATATTTCTGAATTTTTTGAGCACCAGAAATAGCTTCATTATTATATTTGTCAATAGCATCTTTGATATATAAATTACATTTTTCTATATCATTTTCTTTATGTGGTAAACATACCAAAGCACTTAAAAATTTTTTTTTATCTCCAATAACAATAACTTGTAAAATGTTTGGTCCATATTTCTTAATATTATTTTCAATTATTACAGGTGCTACATTTTCTCCTCCCGCAGTTATGATTAATTCTTTTTTCCTACCTGTAATAAATAAATAACCATCATTATCAATCTTACCAACATCACCTGTATGTAACCAGTTATTACAATCTAATATTTCATTAGTAGCATCATCATTATCTTTATATCCAACAAAGTTATTCTTACCATTATATAATATTTCACCATCTTCAGCTATTTTTAATTCACCAATTAATGATTTACCAACAGATCCTTTTCTATAACTTGAACTATTATTAGCAGTAATAACGCCACATGTTTCACTCATACCAAATATTTCATATATTATAATATCAATTTTACAAAAATAATCTAAAGTATCTATTGAAATAGGAGCTGCTCCACTAAAAAATAATTTACAATTTTGAAATCCTAAAGCAGTTTTAATTCTATTAAAAAATAAAAATTTAGATATCTTATACATTAAATAATTCCAAATAGATGTATCACCTTGATGGTAATTTAAAGTTTTATTCTTAAAATAATCAATAATACTTTTTAATTTTTGTCCAAACCATCCTCTATATTTTTCAGTAGCTATTAACTGCATTTTTTCACTTATTTTTTCCCAAACACGAGGAACTCCTAAAAATATAGTTGGATTAACACTTACTAATGTACTTCCTAAACTACCTTGTAAAGCATCTTGTTTGGCAAAATATACAGTTCCAAAATGATAAAAATGACAAAACATATCAAACATACTAGCAGCAATATGAGAAAGAGGTAAATATGATACAACCTTTTCATTAGATAAATTATAAATTTCAGTCATTTTTGAACAAGTATATGCAATATTTTGATATGTTATTTTTACCCCTTTACTTTTTCCTGTTGTACCTGAAGTCATTATGTAAGTAGCAACGTCATTATTATTCATAAATGAATTTTCTTCATAACTTGGTGACGGATAATGTCTATTTTTAATTAAATCAGAAAATTTTGAAACTGTGATGCCATTATGTTCATTACAAACAAGTTCATCATTATAAATAATAATTTTTTTTAATTTTTTTTGTAATTTAATATTATCTAAAAGTTTATTATCTTGAATAACAAGAATAGTAGCATTAGAAATATTTAAAACATGTTCAACTTCATCAGGACCATTTGTTGGATATATACCAACATATGTACTTCCATTTAGTAATGTTCCGATAGCAGAATAAAACCATTCCGGTGAGTTAAAACCCATAATAGCAACCGACTCATTTTTTTGAACTCCTTGTGATTTTAAAAAATTCGAGAATGTTATACATTTACTATAATATTTTTGCCAAGTTATTTGTTCACCATCCCTTGAAACTAAAGCGATTGAATTATTACAAGAGTTTTTTTTAAAAATATTTAAAAAGTATTGTTCCATATATATATATATATATAAATATTATATATAGCTTTAAGTAATAACATTTACTATATTTATATAAATAAATTATTCATTTTTTCCTTTTGCTGTCATTGTAGCAATGTCAATTATAGATTGAATAACTGGTGATAAATATAAAAAAATTGAGTTTCAATTTATAAAATATATAACTGTCAAATATAGTGTCAATTTTAACAAAATGGAACAAGCCAATGAAATTGAACGATTTATTATAGATAATTATCTTTCTATTCCAAAAGATGATTATATGAGATTATTTGATGTTAAAGCATCATATCATTTTCCTACTTTAAAAACAGATGATGATGGTATATTTACTGGTGAAATAGATGAATATGATTTATTTGATAAATTTAAATTGATTGATAGTAGTTATCAATATGAATTAAAAAATCCAGACATTGAAATAGAAGAATTTATTATAGGAAATAAAATAAAACAAATGCGTATTGATTTGAGACAAAATCTAAAAGGAACATTCAGTAATCACAGATCTTTTATATATCCGCAATTAATTGGAAATAATTCAGCAGTTTATGATACATTATATTTAACTGATCATTTATTGAAATATATATATCGTGTGTTGATGGCAATAATCATCAATGGCGCAGATCAAGAATACATTAAACAAGAAACATATATGATTAGTATGAGAGAAATAGAAGGAACATATAAAGTATTGAATATTGAATTCCATTATGGGTTCATGAGATTGATTGATATGATTTCAAACTTTGTCAGTAATAATAATTTGAAAGAAAAACAAACAGAACTTAATGCTGAATATATGGAATTTAAAAAATTAAATAGAACCGTGAGTGCTTCAATATCATATGAAGACATCAAATATACATTAGAAGATGATATTATAACTTTCAAAAAATTAAAAGAAAAAATAACCATCGTATGTTGGAAAGATGATGAATGTTTTGAAATACCATATTATGCAAAATACTTACAACAATTCTTTCGTGAATATTATGATGATATTAAAAATGTTTTCACTATTTACAATCGTTTAGAGAATATATATCGTTTATGTGCTCTAAATGTGGTATTAGATAATTTCACTCCAGAAACAGAAATACATGAAAGTACATATGTGGATACATATCCAAGAAGTATATTATGTTCAGGTGGTATCTTATTAGCACCAACAAATTTTATAAGAACATTACCAAAACCACCTCAACCTATTACAAATAAAGTTGTTGAAATATGTGGAATTAAAAGAGGATTAGCAGATGCTCCTATTTCAATTGGTTCATTACATCATGCTGGAATTATGATTAAAACATCTACAAATGAATATCATATTGTTGAATATGGACCATCTGGATGTGTATTACGAAAAATAGAACCAAATATATCTGGTTCAATAATGAATGAAGATGGACATAAATGGATGATTGATAGTTGTGATAAAATGAGGTCAAATGAATATGATCCAGAAAGAGTAAAAAAATTAATGGATGTTATCACATATGGACAAAGTTATGATTTAATTGCTAATAATTGTCAAGATGTAAAACGAAAAATATTAGATGCATTACAATAAAAATTGATTTTATAATGACTTGTTTTTATAAGAGTTAATAAATGTCATCCAAACAGAAAAAAATTGAAGAAACCTTCCAACATATTCGCGAGTATTGGAAAGAGGAATATTACAAAACATGTGCATTGGAATGGAAAAAAATTCAACCATTTATTTCAGAAGAAGCAACCGCATATCAATGTTGTGGATGTGATACATTTTGGACTTCGGTCCAATTTATCAATGACCACGATAATATTTGTCCCAAATGCGACACCCATTGTCAGCCCATGCTTTGTAATCCGGTAAATTGGCTTTCGGTATTGGAATATATTGACCCGAAATATCATCATTATTTGATACCAAAACGCGACGCAATTTCATTTCTACAATTTATTAAAGATTATGAAAATATTACTGAGGAAATTGGCTTGATTGGCGATGATTTTACAGTTTTCTTGGAAGGTCTTACATTAAAAGAAATCCATTTTGAATACATTGGATTTTATGAAGAAAAAACAAAAAATGCGTATATTTATGTGAAACAAGGTACAGTTTATCATACAATAATATATAATGCTTGGCAGTTATTTTGTAATAATGATGATATTAGCGTAAAAATTTATGGAAAATATTGTGGAAATTACTCCATAGAAGATGGATATGAAACAGACAGAAAATATTTGTATAAATATTTGATGAAAATGTTGGTTAATAAAGTGTTTGAAGATTAATTTTTAATAAAAATTGAATTATATATTGTTGTATTTAAAATATATAACTTATAGCATATAACATATAGAAATAATGGAATCAACATCACAATGCAACGACACAAAATCTAATTATCAATTTCTAAATGATAATTATATTTTACCAGTATGGTTTGATTATTCTGATATTGATTGGGTTAGATATTATCCGATCAAAGATGGAAAAATGTATAAATACAATACTAAAAGAACAATTGATAAATTGATAAAAGAAGAAAAAAAAGGAAATTTATATTATATTTACGATGATGAAAAGGTTAATACACACCAAATATTAGTTAAATATTTGGCATTTATTAATAATATGACTTTAGATAATGATATAACTGAAGAAGAAATGCGAATATTACTAAATATTAAAATATGTGATTATGATTGGGCTTTTATGTGGAAAACCCCTATATTTGATAAATATAGTAATGAACTACTTTTGCAAAAAAAAAAATAATTGATTATTATACAAAAAAAATAGCAATGTATAAAACGAAAAATATTAAATGCATTAAAATAACTTAAAGATATTTATTATCAATATATAATTACAACTACTATGAATATGAATCTACAAGATTTTTTATCTTCTAAAAGGATTTTACATAATGAAATGCCTTGTGAATATAACAATGCGTTAAGATTTTTTATTGAAAATCAAGAAAATACTGACATTATAACATATAAAAATACAAGACACTTTTCTTTATTAAATGTTAGTGTTTTAGAGAGAGACACTGATGGTAATTTTTTTTATCAGTTTAGTGTGAAACGAGATGGTGATATTATTGATAACATTTGTTATGAAAGTATAAGTGGTATACCCGCGCAGTTGAGTTATTATATAGGAGGTGAGAAGTATATGCCAGAAGAAGTAGATAAGTTTGTTATTGCATCATCAATGTATCATGATTTTCAAATTAGAGTAACTTTTTTGGAAAAACAAACAACAAATGATGAATTTAAAATACTTTCAAGATATTATTTAGTAAATACGGAAGACAGAAAAAAATTAGCAACAAGTAGAGTAGAAACTGAAAATATTATGTATAGTAATGGTATGACTGGAAGAAAAAATTAAAAAATTATATTAGATGATATTCTATAAGAAAAAAGAACAAATCAAAAAATTTTTGATTTATTTTTTTTATATATTTTATATTACACATTCATTGTGAATAGTATTCATAAATAATCCACTATCACCATTAATCAATGTATTTTTTCATCATTACCTTATTATAAAAAAATTGAAAAAAAATATTGTTGGATTTTTTAACTATAGTAAAAAAAAAGATATTACAATGTCGAAACCTACAAATAATAATAGGTTAAAATATTGTATTATTACAAATTTTCTATTACTGTCTATAGTTATTGGTTTTATTGCTATTATGAAAGAACCAGGTGATAAATATTTTAGAATTGGACCAAGCAATGATTTAACTATTATGAGTGTAAAAATAAATAGTATAGAACGATATATATTATTACAAGTATTTATAGCATTTACAGAAATTACAGGTGTTTTTATAAATGAAATTGCTAGTCCGATTTTGGGGTTTAATATTTATAACCCAGACAAAAAAATAATTAATGAATTTACTAAAATCGAGTTACAAATTATGGCAAACTGCATGTGGTTTATAAATAATCTTATAGCAGCATTATACATATTGGTTACTATTTCTCAATTGGATATAGCAATACTTAGAGTAGTATATTCTGAATTGACTTCAGTATATACCATAAGATTATTATTGAACGAGAAAAAGTTTGTAAAAGTAAGTAATAATGATGAGATCGAACTACTTAATCAGGTATAATATATTTATCAAACGCCGATTACAATATCATTTTATCGATTGCGTTGTGTTTTTTTATTTTTATTTTTACGATTTTTTTTTGATTTTTTATATCTCTTTCTTCCTCCTCCATTCACAATACCACTTAATATACTAACAACTTGGCTATAAATTTCATCTCTGGTTGCTATTATATATCCTTGTTTTTCAAAGTCAGTTTTCCACATTCTATTTATTCTTAATGTTTCTTTTGTTCCACACTCTCTTTCTATGTTTTCTTGAATAAGTCTCACAAATTTTTCATTATTTTCTGTAATATCACGAATAATTTCCTCATTTTTAGTTACATAATCTTTTAAATCATCTGTTATAAATCTTATGCATTTTTGTTTAACGATTAACATATCATCAATATCAATATAGAAGTTGTATTGAGAATGTAGATCATAATATAATTCTTCATTATGCCAAAACATATGATTTAACCCAACTAATACAAGTGGTTTTTTTTTAGACAAGATATATTTATCTAAAAATGCTTGGTATAGTTGTGAATCGAATTCTTCCCAATTATAATCATCTCCATATTGTGAATTTATAAATTCTTCTCTTAAATCATCCAAATCTTTTACTATTATTTTTTTTCCATATAACTCTGATAACCTTTTTCCTAAATATGTTTTACCGGAACCTGATGCTCCAGATATATGAATTATAGGAGTAACTTTATCCATTTAATTATAATAAGATTAAAAATCCCAACGACAAAAATTAATAAATTTAAAGAGTAAAAGAATTAATGGATGTTATCACATATGGACAAAGTTATGATTTGATTGCTAATAATTGTCAGGATGTAAAACGAAAAATATTAGATGCATTACAATAAAAATTGATTTTATAATGACTTGTCTATAAGTAAAAGAAAAAAAAATAAATTGATTTTTTTATTGTATAACACATACTCGACAGTGGTGTCCATTACTCAATTACAATGGGAAAAAATTGCAAGAGAAACTGTGGAAACGTGTGTTCGATTTGTAATCACAAGGAATGCGCCTTGTATCTCTATAATGTTGAACAACTGAAGAAGATGCTTGAAAATGCCAAACGCTTGGCGTCTTTATCATCCCAACGCTTGCATCTGCGACAAATCAAAATGACTGAAGCACACCTGAGGGAACTTGGTGAAAAAATAAAATCTTGGTGAAAAAAACATAAAAAACAGAAAAAAAATAGAAAAATATAAATTGATTTTTTTTATTTATATTAATATTATACAGGTTCCTGATTATCAATAAGAATTACAATGACCGTTAATCCAAATTTGGCTACATTGATGCGTGTGATCGAAGAAAACCAAGACAAAATAACAGAAGGTGAGTATCTTGAAGCTATGAATTCGTTGGCTGCACTTCATCGTGTTGCAACTTCTGCCCCTCCTCCTGCCTCTCCTGCCCCTGTGCTTCTTCCTCATGTTAGCGACGGTTATTCTCCGTACACCCCATCATCACCGCCATATTCATCCATATGGGACGAATGAACCAGTTGCACTAACAGCAACCCATAATACATTACCATAGGCACATACAAAAAAAATAAATGAAAAATGTTAAAAAATAAAATGAAAAAAATATAAATTGATTTTTTTTCATTTATATTTATTTTATGCAGTGTTTCTGAAGATGACGAGTGAAATAACGACTAGCAGCAGCAGAACAGTAGCCGGAGCCAGATTAGTGGACGTATCATGGAGGTGGTGGCCAGGTAAAACTTTCGAAGAGGAGTGGGATGCCACAGCCAAAGCTTGCGGAGCGCGTGCAATGGTTGTAAAAAAATATTATCCTGACGCGTTCGATAGAATGGGTCAATACGGTCGTGGTCGTCTATGTGATGTTCAACTACCAAAAACAAAAAGCTCAAGACCAAATGCGCAGCCGATGTTTTGTGACTCTTGTATTTTGAGTCGCGAGAACCATTGCATCGGGTTTACTTACTGCGTTGAACACAAGCATCATACTGGACAGCGCTTCTGGTTTTGCGACGACTGTAGCAATTGCTATCATGAACGATTGTCTCAAGGCAAAAATATACATTTTGATGAAAAAGAGTGGGAAAAAGAAGAGTGGAAAAAAGAAGAGTGGATTGAAGTCACAGTCGTGACAGAAGAAGTGTTTCAGAGCCTCCAGAAAGCACTATAACTCGAACACAAAATTACACGCGACGAGTAGTTTCCAATAAAATGAAAAAATAAAATGAAAAAATAAAATGAAAAAAATAAAAAGAAAAAATAAAAAGAAAAAGAAAATGAAAAAGAAAATGAAAACCAACAAAAAATCAATGAAAAATTAATTAAAAAAATACAAATTGATTTTTTTATTATTTAAATTATTCTTATTAGTGACTCTTACGAAGACAACTACGACGAACAAAATGTCCGCATATGGTGTTCCCAAAAAAACATTTGGAAAGGTGTCGATGTTGAAGGAGGATGGTTCTATCATTACCAGTGGCACGATTGTTCCTGTAAGACAAAGCACGGAATGCTTTGGAAAAGCTCGAACGGTCGTTGTTCTCAAAATAAAATCAAACGATGATGGAAAAGAATACGACCAAGCTACTTGGATTTCCAATTACGCCAATTATCCTCCCGCTCCTCCTCCAACTCCACGCCCTGTTCAAAATATGCGCAGCCCCGAATGCGAATGGTTCTAATGCTGCCGATAGATGCTGGGTCACCATCTATTTGCAGCGCTCTTATAGGTTAAAACAAAACAAAACAAAACAAAATAAAACAAAAAAAATCGAGTGTCCGAGGCTGTAGTGGTATTGGGACAAAAAAAACAAAAAAAATGATTTTTTTTTCAATGATTCAACTTGGATGAATGCAAAAAAAAAAAAAAAAGAAAAAAAAAAAAAAAAAAAAAAAAAAAAAAAAAAAAAAAAAAAAAAAAAAAAAAAAAAAAAAAAAAAAAAAAAAAAAAAAAAAAAAAAAAAAAAAAAAAAAAAAAGAAAAAAGAAAAAGAAAAAATGAAAAAGAAAAACCATCAAAAAAACAATAAAAAAATATAAATTGATTTTTTTATTATTTAAATTATTCTTATTAGTGATCCATAAGAAGACGACTACGACGAACAAAATGCCTACTACTGCCTTTAATGCCAGTGCCAATGCCCAGAAAAAACAGCCCAAAATGATCGCGAAATGGAGTGGCAGCGACGAGCCTCAATCTTACTACGATCATGAAGATACAGATACGGCCACTCTCACCAGAGAAGAGGTGAACTACATCAGATGGTATGATTCCATTGACCACAGTAAATGGCGCAACGTTGATGAAGAAAACGACGCGCGCATGGCTCCTGCTGTTGTTGCCCCTCCTCGCCCTCACATTTCATCATTCTGGACTACGCCACTTTCGATTGCTTCCGGAGAAGAACCCGTGTTTGAACCCGAGTACCCCGAGTACGAAGAGTCAACTCATGTTCCCTTCATGAACCTTACGAAAGAACAACGCGCCGAAAAAAGTAAAAACTTCAAGTTTGGCTTGTGTTGCGACTGCGATGCCGGTCTTTACGACAAAAGCGAGTTCGTTCGTCAAACTCGTCTTAGCGGCGACGTCAAGATGTGCAATGCGTGCCACCACTACCACATGGATGTGTTTGAAAGGAGCGTTGGCGGCGAACATGGCGGCTGTAACTGAAGTCGAAGTCACGAAGATATGAAGATATGCCGCCGATAGATGCCGGGTCACCGTCTATTTGCGGCAACCCCACAGGTAAGTAAATATTGTTCTTGTGTATTTATTTTAAAAAAACAAAAGCAAACAGAAAAAAAGAAAAATCGAGTGTCCGAGGCTGTAGTGGTATTGGGACAAGAAAAACAAAAAAAATAATTTTTTTTAAAGGTAACTTAGATGAATGAAAAAGAAAATAAAAAAGAAAATGAAAAAAGAAAAACAAAAAAGAAAAAGAAAAAACAATGAAAAAAACATAAATTGATTTTTTTTTATTTATATTCAAATGGATTAGTGTTTCCGTTCAAAGAAGAATGTTTCAATCCGCCATTTCCCCTATTCGTGACACGAAGGGTGATGACACCGTCAACGTTGTTTCCACGCCATACTTTCCAGATTCGCCTTTGCCAGCCGCCGCCGCCAAGACCAAATTGTGCCTTCGTTTATTTGAAGATTCATCACCATCAGTCATCTGTTTGTCGGAATGGACTACCGACTCATCGTCGAATGATTGGACCACCGACTCTCAAGCCGAAATTGAGGAGTCAGAAATTCCATTCCAGTGGTCTGCCACACCATAACAACGAGTATGCGCCAAAACCAAACAAATGCGCCAAACCAAACAAATAAAAACCAAACAGAAAAAAGAAAAATTGAGTGTCCAAGGCTGTAGTGGTACTGGGACAAAAAAACAAAAAAAAATGATTTTTTTTATTTATATTATATTTAATAAAAATTGATTCAATAAATTACGATTTTAGATGAAAACAAAATGAAAACAAATACAAAAAATAAAATGAAAATAAAATGAAAAAACAATGAAAAAACAATGAAAAAACAATGAAAAAAACATAAATTGATTTTTTTTTATTTATATTTGGTGCATGTAGGCATGCTTCAGACAATAATGGCTTATTTTTCAAATTCCGTTTCAACTCGTTTACCACCTCACACTACAAGATACATCAGGTCTTCCGGTCTCAACAAGTGCGGCTTACAAGGCGGCCGCATTTACATTCCAGCGTTTAAAACAAAAGACAACAGATCAGTGGATGAAGTCATTCCTCACTGGACTCACGGCGTTATTTCATTATTCAGTGCACCCGTGGAATTCACGGAGGAATGGTTTCACAACTTCGTCCGTGATGCCAACGACCTTGACAATCCACGCGTTATTTACCGCGATGGTGACAGTTTCATTGAAAACGTGTTGACTCCCAATGTCGAACAAATTTGCAAAAACGTTTGCATTCCGCGCGGCAACGTCGACGGTTCACTCATTGAAATGTACATTGCCGGCGCAAACATGAGCACCAGCGAGCCCGTTCTCGAAACATGGCAAAAACTCGTTGTTAAAACGATACGTCGTCAAATGCAAAAAACATCGGATTCAGAGTAAGCGCTTGCGGCGCGGCATTCACAAAAAAATAATATAAAAGTATTCAAAAAACAAAAACAAAATTAAAAGTAGAAAAAATAAAATAAAAAATCAGAAAAAAAAACAAAAAAAAAACTTTTTTTTTCAAATAAAATTGAAAACTTTTTGCATATATTATAATTTTACAGTCTTACTATCAAGTCAAAACAGTTACTAATGGGTCAATGTGCTTCAAAGCGACACAGCAAATCAAGCAAGTTTGAGTCAAAAAAACCAAAAAAAGAGGCAAGTTCTTCTTGTTCTTCTTATGCAAAAGTGTGGATGATGGTCAAAATCCAAGAATTTGAATCGTTACAAAAATCAACATCCAAAACGCAACAAGACATTGACAAGTTGCGAAGTCAGTATCTGTGTCAATCCATTGTCATAAAGGAAATACTTGAGGATATTTTAAAAATACAAAAAAATGAAAATGAAGAACTGAAACAACGAATACAAAAACTTGAAATTGCACTTGCTGCGAGCACACTAGCCAAACCATCATCGACATCGTGGCGGTAAATTGAAATTGCGCAATTCAATATAATAATGATAATATAGAACTAAAAAATTAAAATAATTCACAAAAAAAATAAATTGATTTTTTTTTATTACTAATGTGTATATTATTATTACAGACATGCATTTATCCAAGGAGCGCCGATATTTGTTGAATAGTACAATGACTCGCGAAATCAGCAGACGTGAACGAGACCATCATAAAAAAATGCAGTTGACAAAAGCCGCGACGGCAGCTTCAGGAGCGGCAGAAGCATTCGCATTACACATCCCAGTCGGAAAGGGAACAACAATGACATTCTATTCCATCGGCACCAATCCGTTTTACCATTATTGGACAATGGATAAGGACAGAGGAGAGTGGCTTCCACACAAATTCAACAGGGACGTTGCAAATACGGCTCTTGTCGATCTTCGCATATTTTCAAAAGATTTCATCGATGCAATGGATGCTTTGTATTGCACAATGCAACAAGCAAAATGTATAACCGATCGCGAATATGAAGAAACATTCAAACAAGTTTTCAGCGCATCATACAGTATTGGAAGGTTCTATTTCGAGTGGGAGAAAACTCATTTCGGAGTTACAAAAGTTTGCAACAAGTGGCACCAGCTGATTTTGAATGAATGAAAATCAAAACAAAATAAAATAAAAAAAAAAGTAAAAATAAAAATAAATCATTTCATTTTGTGTAAAAGTATTCAAAGTTCGAATAAAAAACAATGAAAAAAATATAAATTGAAAAATTGAAATCTTTTCTCACATTTATCAGTGTTTCCCATCAAGTTTATACCCATCGTCGAATATGCAATTCATTGCTGAAGCTAGTGCCAATTTCGATTCATCTGTTGCTGCCGCTGCTGCTGTTGCACAGTTTGTCAGCAATGAAGTTGAATCTTCGGCTCCTGTTCAAGTCATCAAGAAACTTACCGCCAGTCAAATCATCAAAAAAATGCAAGGTCTCGAATCCGCACTGTCCATTCTGAAGGAGCAGCTCATTGCTTCCTGCGTGATGGACATGAACGGCGAGCCAATTCAAAAGAAAAAAAAAGAAAAAGAACCCAAAGAAAAAAAAGAAAAAGAACCCAAAGAAAAAGAATCCAAAGAAAAAAAAGAAAAAGAACCCAAAGAAAAACAAACCAAAATCCCAATGCCGTGGATCGGTGTCGCGGATTACAACACATGCGTTGCGCTGAAATCTGTGTATGGCTTGTTCATACAATGCGGCAGACCACAGGACATGTCAGAAAATGGTTTGGTACAGTTCAACCATGAAGGCAAAGACTGCGGATTTTGCGCCGAGTGTTTTGCAAAGTGTGATGAAAATGGTCACCATCCTATTGGAACGGTTCAAGATCGTCTTGCATCTACTGTCGGACAGTTCGTTCATGTCGCAACAGGCAAAAAAGAAAGTCACTACCTCGATGTGCTTACCAAAATGAAGATTACTAAAGAAGAAGCACTCGAAGCTGCCATACAACGCGAAGTTCAAATTCCCGACTGGATGCTTGAACCCATCGAAAAGAAACGTGGCCGCCCTGCCAAGATGGAAGTGGCATCAGCAGCTCCAAAGCTGACCAAACAGAAAAAAGAAAAGAAAGAGAAAAAGGTTGTAAGTATTGAAACCGCCGACACTCCAGAAAAAACCGGTGTTGAAAAGAAAAAGCGCGGACGTCCCGCCAAGACAAGTCAGCAAACAAATGTTGGCGAGGATGACATGCGCAAACTGATTTTGCAAGCCACGGCTGCAAAGAAAAAACGTTTGTCGTTTGATCCAAATGATCTGGAAACCGCTCCCATTCCGATTCATTTTAGTAACGACGACGACGATCAAGATCAAACAATGTCATTAACATCGAGTGACAACGACGATGTTGTTGTTGCAGAAGCGAACAACGAAGCAGCTGCTGCAGCTGATGTCAACACTGATGGAATATTTGACGCGGATGGATTTTTGTTGGAATCATCCGGTGAGGAAGAAGAACAACAGCAGCAACAGGAAGAAGTTGTTGCCGTTGTTATTGCCCCCCCCGTCGCCATTCTTGAAAAGGAAAAGAAGGAAAAGAAGGACAAAAAGGACAAAAAGGACAAAAAGGACAAAAAGGACAAAAAGGACAAAAAGGACAAGAAGGACAAGAAGGACAAAAAGGAAAAGAAGGAAAAGAAGAAAGAAGAAATCGTCGCTGAACAACAAGTTGAGGAAGAAGCACAGGAAGGTGAAGAGGATGAACTTGAATGCGAAGAGTACGAGTACGAGGGGGAAACGTACGGCTTGGCATCCAACGGAGACCTTTACACTCAAGAAGGCGATCATGTTGGAAAGATCGTCGATGGTGAAGTGGTCTTCAACCGCGCCGCTGTTGCTTCCAAGCGTCGCTAAAACGCACCAAAGACTATCATGTAAAAGGTAAGTAAGGTAAGTAATATTTTTTTTCTAAATCTATTTAACCGAAGATTTAATTTTATACTCGCATAAACGCACCAATTTTGTGTGTTTTTTTTCTGTTATGATTTCTCTTTATTCTTAATGTTGATATTCGTTTTGGTTTTAACGTCTTTATAACACTGTATGGATGGTGATGTTTATTGCGACGAGTATGAAAATGCAACTTGTGAGATTTATTTTTATTTTTAAAGAATAATTTTATGTAAAATAATATTTTATCTCCCATTTTTTTGTAGCTTTCAGTTACATTTGTATTTGTATAAACGTTTGACTTATCCGGCGTATTCAATAAAATGAAATTTGATTCATGTAAATTTAATTTTGTATTTGATTCATTATCATCAACTACTCCCATTCTTTTTTTTATGGATTTACTGAATTTCTCTCTATTTTCAGGAAGAATATTTTTTCCAAGATTACTATCAAGGTAACGTTTAATGAGCGTCGATGTTGGAAGGGTTTCAACATACGGTTTCACATTAATGTACAATACATTCGGGTGTCGCATTCCCGGGTGATTCAAATCATCAATAAAACAAACTTCAGATGTTTTTGGAATATTTGCCACGCGAATGAGGTCATCGTATGTTTTGTTCTGTGTGGTTCGCCCTTCCTGTACAATTTTTCCATTCACTTTGAATGCCGCGATAATTTGATCAAATACTTGTGTTCCGACTTTATAGTCAAAATATTTTGAAATATTTGCAACCCAAATTCGTGGTCCTTGATTATTTGTGTATATAAATATTCCTTTACAAGCACCTTCTCTCCTCATTTCAGAAACATATTTCAAAATTTCAATCATATTCGGGCGAATGAACTCCGGGTACAAATCTAAAAGTTCATTGAAGTTGTCAAATACAACTCGAGAGAAGTCTCTATAATAGTTATTGAGAGCATCAACAAATGCTCCAAATTGTGAAAAATATCCCAGCGTTTCATCCACATCAAATACTGCATATTTTCCATGACTTTGTAAACTTTCAATTTCTAACATGATATAAGATGTTTTTTTTAATTGGTGTGTATCTAATATATACATATAAAATATTTTTTACGCATATATTATTTTTATCAGTAAAACCTCTTAAACAATACTTTTACTCGATACTTTTTGTGTCTATTTTTAATTTTTTCAAAGTATGATTTACGGTCTTTCTGATCTATGTTCCATCCATAAAACTGCATATAAACATCCTTTGTTAAATCAAAATCTTCCACAGGTTGATATTCATTGTCAAGCATCAAGTACACATATTTTTGACCCACTGCGTATGGATATGGAACTGCACTATTTCCTACAGGTGAATAATATTTTTCAATTACATCTCCATCTTTTGTTTTAAACGACCGAATTCCGTCACCGATGTATATGTAGTCATCTTTTCCCGTTTGTAAAAGTATGGTGTTCCCTCTTCCGCTTCTTTTTTCCAAATAAGTTGGATCATTCAACTCATTGTCTCCAACAAAGATTTTCTTGTATTTTGACTCAATAATTCTACCTTGTATTTTTTCGGTGTCCGTTTCTTCATGATAATGTTGGTTATAAACCTCGACATGTCCACCATAGTCAAACACCACAAAAGGTGTTGAGCCATTATCAACAATTTCATAAATATGTTTTGGTTTTTCCTTTGCATTCACAATGCCTGGTGGTATACACTTCAAAAACCTCGAAACATTTACAGGGGCATACGATGATTTTTTGTATGCGTATTTATAAAACGGAGTTCGTTTTAATTTTTTCGAACACTCCGATGTCGTGTTTTTTGCCGTAGTTTTTGCCGTAGTTTTTACCCATTTATAGACACCATTCTTGTCAGCTTTAGACGTATACTTTCCGCCGTCATTCCCCTTCATTGTTTTACCAGGACAGTCTCCTGCAGAATAAGGGGGAGAAGTACGCAAACGATATTTTTTAGTTTTCAATTCAACACACTTTATCACCATTTAACATAAAAAATTTTATACTATAGTTGTATATAATTTAATTTTATTAAAAATAAATAAAACTAAAATAAAACGAATTAAAGTTATATTAAAAAATATTTTTGTTTACGCGAGTTGGAAGCGAGTGTCCAAATAAAATCATATATGCTAAAGTTAACGATGCAATCAAAACACTTCTATCTTGCGCCACTTCATACGATTGTTTCAATATGAAAACCATAAAAAAATATAATAAAAATCCAATTAGTATGGAATGAAAAAGGTGGTTCATTGTTCCATGCATTTTCAAATAATTAAAATACTTATACATTGTCAAACTATTTTAATTATTTGTCAAACTATTTTAATTATTTGTCAAACTATTTTAATTATTTTGATAATAATGGGTCAGAGGGAAACTATGTTCCCTTTAAAAGAAACTATTGCCTAGATGTTCATTTGCAGCAGCAGGTTCAAACTCGGCAACCATTCCTGGCGGAATACCTGGCGTGGATGCTCCGATTAGAGGGTTTGGCTGCACTTGATACATGGCGTTGAAATCTGGTGATGATCGTTGTGCTGACAGCTGCGGTGGAGGCGGCGGTCCATTCAATGCGTATGCAGCTTGTCCGGATAACGGCTGAGTGACACGAACTTGGCCGCCACTTCCTTTTTGTTCATCTTTTTTTCCTTTCAAGCTGGAGTTTCCTTCCACCATTTCTTCGAATCTTTCGATAAGAATAAGGGTTTTTGCTCCCAGTTTGTGCTTTGACATGGAAATAAAAATAAACAACATGATTAAAATAATTTGAATAACGCTAAAATCGCCATACTTAAGTCCACTGTATGTGGGAAAATAATTAATGATTCGATTGATAAAGTAAAAAGAAAATAGAATAAAGAATAATTGTCCAAACATTTCTGCTAAAATAACAATGGACCCTTTTTCTTCATCCACATCTGGAATGTAATAATGGTTAATGTAAAGAACGACTATAACCGGAACTATCGCCATCATTGTATACTGAACAACATTCAATAAAAAAGACTGTTCATAGTCTCCCATCTTGAACACATATTTAAAAAATCCTTCTGTTTTTTTAGTAGAATCAGATATTGCGTCTTCAACGTCTTCCATTGTGTTATATTTTCTTATATGATTTATAAACAGAAATTAAAATAAATAAAACAAATTAAATTATTTAATTCAATTTATTTTATTGAACATTTTAATTTTAATTATTATTTAATTATAATCTAATGTAAACAACTAAAATAACCAAAATAACAATATAAAAACTGAAAACAATTTATAATAAAAATAAGAAAAAGTTAGTAAAAAGCAAATGCTGCGTAAAAAGAAAAATTTCGCTGGTAAACATGAAGAGTATCAGTATTTAGATTTAATAACCGATATATTAGAAGAAGGCACTATGGAAAAAGGTAGAAACGGGCTAACAAAAAGTATATTTGGAGCTGCTATGCATTTTTCACTAGAAAATGGAACAATTCCGCTCCTAACAACGAAGCGAGTTGCATGGAAAACATGTTTTAAAGAGCTTTTTTGGTTTATAAGGGGTGACACAAATAACGAGAAATTGCAAAAAGAAGGTGTTGCAATTTGGAATGATAATGCATCTCGTGACTTTTTAGACAGTCGAGGATTGTCACATTTGCGCGAAAATGATTTGGGTCCGGTATACGGGCACCAGTGGCGCCATTTTAATGCGCCCTACACAACCTGTGACGAAAACTATCACGGCAAAGGGATTGACCAGTTGGCACAAATTATAACATGCTTGAAAGATCCGCTTCAGCGCACGTCGCGCCGAATGGTAATGTCCGCATGGAACCCGTGCCAGCTGAATGAGATGGCGCTTCCGCCGTGTCACATCTTGGCACAATTCAACGTTACGGGTGGAAATAAACTATCGTGCTGCATGTTTCAGCGGAGCGGAGATGTGGGTTTGGGTGTTCCGTTTAACATTGCTTCGTATAGCTTTTTGACGCACCTTTTAGCAAAACATTGCGACTTGGAACCGTTTGAATTTATATATTATTTAGGGAATGCGCATATATACGACGACCACATTGAAAGTTTAGAAGAACAGGTGAAGAGAGAACCGCACACATTTCCAAAAATAATAATAGATGGCAAATATGATTCGATTGAGGAATATAGTATTGATAATGTGAAGGTTGAAAATTATAAATCTCACGAAACAATTAAAATGAAAATGCGAAAATAATATAGAAATAAAATATTATTTAAACTATAAAATATAAAAATGAGTAGTAATGCAGCATTATCCGCCGCAAGACGACGAAGGTCAAATCCGTCAAATGCAAATACTGGAAATGTCTCTGGACCTCCGCCAGCCAATCGAGTTATTCAAAGAATGGCTGGCGGTGGCAACGCAGTGCCCCCCCCCCGTCCACATGTCCCACCTCCTCCTCCTCCTTCAAGGATGATGACTCCACAGTTACAACCACAACTGCGACCCGGACTTGCACAGAATCAGCAGCAGCAAATGAAAAAAACGCTGCATCAGCAGTCACAACAAAATATGCAAATGCAGTCATCTTTGAACGCTCTTCCTCCCCTTCCGCCTCCAAACAAAAATGCAGGGCAACTGTATGGTATTCCGATTCATCCGCTTATTATGTTTCAAACACACGACAATAAGTTGAACGAACATGACCTGAGTATCACCGAATGTTTCGACCAGTTAAAAGATTTTGACACTAGGTTGAGTGTAATTGAAACAAAACCTGCGACGGCGCACGAAGATGCAACAGAAGAACCAGCAACAGATTTAAATGAACTCATAAATGATAGCGCATTTATCAATGGAGTTGTTGATAATATAATGTCGACAACAAATTTTGCATCTATCATTGAGAATGTTATTCCGTTACAAGAGGAAAATCAGTTATTGAAACAACGCATATCAGAACAAGAAGTTAAAAGCGAACAAATGCACATTCTCATTCAACACCTTGAAGAACGTTTAAAAAGCATCGAGTATGAATTGGCGCAACCATATGAAGAAGTAACGGATTCAAAGGATGCACCGAATGCAACGGTTGCTACAGAAGAGGCAGCAGCAGATGCAACAAAGGCAACAGAAGAGACAACAACGGTTGCAACGGATACAACAGAAGCCGACGAGGCTTAATGGCGAATGCGAGTGCGAATGTGGCGGCGACGTGGCGCCTTTTTTGAAAGCGTTCTTCTTCTCCCACCTCCATCAAAGTAATTGACAACATTTTCTCCACCTTTATTCATAATGTCTTTTATAATGGGTTCAACACACTGTGACCGAACGAGGCTAGAAAAAATGTCAGGCGTGTTGCATGACGTTATAAGGTGTTCAAATGCGCGTTCAATAATCAAAACAGAGTCGGCTTTCAAGTATGCATCTACTTGACTTATGATCGGGTCACTAGTTCTTGATTTACTATTTGTCGTCGTTGTTTTTCTTTGCGTAGTTACTCTTTTAGAAGAAAAAATAGACGACACGCTATTAGTCGCTTTAAAAATTTCAATCCCACTTTTCGCCACGCCAGTCAGTTTCATATTTTGTATCAATGCGCGGATAGCCTCTGGAGAGAATATAATGTTGAATATTTTAGTCGACTTTTCAAAGCGGTTACTTCCATTACTACATACAATTTTTCTTATTTTATGAAATCCATCACCGGTTAAATTATCGATAAGTATTTGAACTGCTCTCTGACTAATTTCTTCTTTTTTTGAAAGTTTATGAGTTGTTGAATTTTTAGTTTTTTGCATTGATGTTGTGGATGAATGTTGAATATTGTATATATAATATATTCAACATTATAATTAAAGTAGTAAATATAAAAATAATAAACACATTAAATATATAATATATAAGACGAGTAAAAGTAACACGTCATGGCAAGGTCGAATTCGCATGATGATAAAACGAACATTGAAGAAATTTTGCACAGTCTTGATAATGACAGAAACTTATCAATATCAAAATTAACATATGATAAAATTAACAATATGAAATACAGTATATTGCAGCGCCTTGGCATGAATGATGACGAGTTGGAGTCAATGCTACTTAAACTGGCTGATTACAGGTATGTGGAAGAGCTTCCAGATATACAACATGGCGCATTTATTCGATACATACCGCTAACTTATTCTAAAAATGGGCACAAAGAAGGTGAAATTGTTTTAAAAAATGGTGGCTTTATTTGCGAGGCTAAAATAGTTGGTTCAGGAATTCATTTGTTATGCAGAAATCATTTTCGAAAAATATTTCAACTCAAACTTGACGAAGTGCTTATATTTCAAAAACTCAGTAACCAGGAAGAGATAATTCTCTCTGTTTTTGACTACTTGAATAAAAAAAAGTAAACTTTACACAACAATCTTATTTGGAGATTTTTTTAGGTGAACTTGTCCTGGAACATCTGTTGTTTCGACATATTTTATAGGAATATATTCCACCGTTATTCCGCGAAGAGACCTTATCGACTCCTTTGAAAATTGTTTCACGAGTCCGGCTGCGCGTATAATCGCATCCTTGTCATATTTTGTTGCCGTATTTTTTGAGTTGTCGTATAAAACTCCGTGTGGACTTGAAAGTCCATTTCCAACATGAAACCACAATGCGTTTTGACTCATTCTCTTGGTCCGCAAAACCAGTGCCTGATTTTGTTCTTGTGTTCTTCCAACCAAAATGGTGTACTTGTCATTAAATGTTTCAGTGTACATAGTTATTACTTTGTATATTGCATTATAGGATAATGTATATATAATATTTTTATCAATTTTTATTGAATGAAACTATATTTTATGCAATGAATTATGATTTGCAGAAATAGGAATAAAATGTGCCGGTTTTTTACACGTAAAACGATGGTAAATCAACTTCTTTTTTTTCAACACACTATTCGCACAAATGCCAATTGCTTCTGTTTCGCTGACCCGACTTTTCAATTTCTTAGTGCAGTTGCACATTTTTGTAACGAGAGCCTTTTCTGCCCGTTTTTTTAAATTACTTATTGATGATTTTATCGGTATTTTTAGTTTATAATATTCTAAAATTTTCTTGTAGTCTTCTGCGTTTAGGCGAATTCGACGTCTCATATTGTTCTCTCTAGAATCAAAGATGGTAGAATGTTATATTATAATAATATTTATAATATAATATTATATTGTATTATATTATTATAATGTCATCATTTTATATAAAAATAGAAGATGTTTATGACTATTTATTGTACACTTCTTATGCACTATACATTATAGTTATTTTAAATTTGACTTATTTTAATTCCGTAACAAAGTATTTGCCAACCATTCAGCATGCATTAAAATATTTTGTTATTTTATTTTTGATGATTCGGTTTAATCCATATTCAAAAGTTAAAATGACCGAGTTTGATAAAAAAATAATATTTTCTTCATCTTTATTCTTACTTTCAACAACCACATTTACCGACTTACTGTTAAAATATTTTAATGTACATCTCGCTAAAAAAGTTGGAGTAAATATAAAATGAAAAATAAAAATGATTCTGTTTTGGTAACAAGGAGAGAAAAAAGTTAAGTTGATGCACCTACTGCTTCGAATTGAACATTCACACCTGATGTGCCAACATTTTTTCCGTCAAACTCGGCAGGATTCAATTTTGACATTGCTCCTCCGCGCTGACGACCGCTGTAACGTTTTGACTTCCGAGATCCCTTGCCTTTGCGCCCTTTGCGCGAACGACGATGTTTGATTGTTTTCTTCATAAATGGCATTGAACTTGATGTGGAACCAGTTTTTTTATTTTTATACACATCCTTTGCTTTCGTCATTGCCACTTTCAAACGATTTGGAGTATTTTTAGGAACTGTTTTGAGCGCATCCTTTACGCATTTCATCCACTCTGTCATCACCATTTTATTTGTTATATATATTAAAAAGATTATAATAAAATTAAAATTTTATAATCTTTTATTTAAATATTTTAAATTTTCCTAAATATTTTTTATATATTTTTTATCCGAATGTGTTCTCTTCCGAACAACACACGTACATGTATCCGTCTTCGTCCTTGTGCGACTCATAGATTGAAGAAATAACCGTCGTCACAGGAATCAATTGATTGTCAATGAAAATAAATAGTGCTGTTGTCGGATTTATTTTCAACCGCGATCGAATGGATATCATTAGTTGTCCAATGGTAAATTCATGCGGTATTACAAATTTTGGCTTGTCTATCAGTTTATGCATCCCTGATGAATCAATGAATACAGGAATCGATGCCGGATATTTAGTTAAAATATTCGTAGACTGTTGCTTTCTTTCTTCTAAAGATAACCTTTCTTTGAATTCTTTTGTAGCCGTCATTGATCGTTTTGAAGACTTGAAAATTGAAAACATGTTATAAATTCGACCTAAGTTTATCTCTATATAGTATATACAAATATTTCTAAATCTTTAATATTATTTAAATTATTATATATGTAGAATATATATAACAATGAGTCAAGATTTCCAAAATAGTCAGTTTTTGCCAGGCGACGAAGCAGATATGCGTTCTTTTCAACAATTTCCAGAAAGGGAACCATTTGAACCTGAATCTGATGAAATGAAATTATTTGTCGCTGCTCAAAAAGCTGCTCAAAATCCAAGTTCTCCCGAATTACAACAAAAACTATATAATTATGCGGTACTTCTAGACAAATTAAAAAAAGGAGAGATTACACAATTCGATTTTGATTCACAAAGCAGTGACTTGGATTTAACCCAAGACCAGATTGATATAGCCGAATTATTAACTGTAGAGAAATTTGGTGGTAAAAGAAAATTAAAAAAGTCTCGTTATAATAAAAAATCTAGGTCAAGCAAACGGTATCGGTCTCGGTCAAGCAAACGGTATCGGTCTCGGTCAAGCAAACGGTATCGGTCTCGGTCAAGCAAACGGTATCAGAAGTAATAAAATTTTATTTATTTTAACTATTTTAACTATTTTAACTATTTTATATCAATTAATGTAAATCATATTACACATTAATTAATATATAGAATATATATCAAAACATTTATTTCGTTATTTGGATTGTTTGCAGCAATGGATTATTTAGACTTGGACATACGAAATTACAAATTAGAAGACATTACAAATTTATTTAAAATACCGGTTGTATTTACGGAATCAGATTTACGCGCAGCAAAACGAATAGTGCTTCACACTCATCCAGATAAATCAAACCTTCCAAAAGAGATCTTTCTTTTTTTTACGAGCGCTTACAAAATATTGTATCAAATATTCACATTTCGCACGGGTAAAAATAGAAATAAAAAGGAAAGTTACAGTGACCTTGTTGCCGAAGAAACGGTTGCCCCCGAGGAAGACTCGATGAAATTGTGTGTGGAGAGATTTAACCAACTCAACCCATCTGAATTCAATAAACTATTCAATGAACATTATGAAAAATGTAAAATACAAATGGAAGAGGAGCAAGGTTATGAAGAGTGGTTTCGTTCTGAAAATGACAATGATATTTCAAATACGGCATCTGCCGCATCGTTATCGTCATGGGACCAACGCGTGTCCGAAATCGACAAACAAAAGCAAGCGTTGCGAACAAATTTATCACTTATTTCAAAGAATGAACTACAATATGCCAATATTTGCGGTGGTGGTGGTGGTGAAAATTATTACGTGTTAGGACAAGGTGCGCCAAAGGAACATTCAAGCGGACTATTCAGCTCGCTTCAATATGAAGATTTGAAAAAGGCGCACACAGAAACGGTTATACCTGTTACACACGAAGACTATGTAAACTCGAAAAAGTTCAACAATGTAAACGAGCTGCAAACATTTCGAGATGTGCATTTAAAAACATATAGTTATGAAGAGTCTTTAAATAAAAAAAAGTCAGAAGCATATCTTGAAGAAGAAGACAACACGCACAGGGCATTTACATTAGCAAAACAAGATGAAATAGCTCAAGAGATGACAAAAAAATTTAATGGTTCTTTATTTAAGTCAATCATGATGTGAAAAAAAAAATCTAATAATTATTCGAATTTATAAATACAAGTTTAAAAAATTATATTTATAAACATATAAATAAAATGGAAAATATAATTGCACAACCGCTAACTAAAATGGAAAATATAATTGCACAATATGAATACGAGAGACAGTAACTTCAAACTTCAAATCAATTTTTTTTTAATCAGTGAAAAATCCTCTCACATGTTGTAGTGTGTGACTCAAAAATCCATCCGATGTGGGTCCGATTTTCACTGATTAAAAAAAAATTGATTTGTTTTTTCTTTATCAGTAATACAGACAGCCAAACAATCATATAATGAGCGCGAACAATATGGAACAACAAGGACAACAAGCCGTCATGCCCGAAAGCATGGAACAAGGTCTCAAGCGTCAAATCATCAGACAGCGCACCTTCAAGGAGGATGCACAAGAACAAGTGCGAATCCTTTGCAATGAAAACACCAAGCTTGCGCTTGCCGGTGTTCTCAAAGAGAAACATGTTTGGGGCATCGTGCTCAAGCTGCGCCTCTGGGTTGAAGGCATCCAGTCAAGCTCAATCGGTGTTTTCACCACCATCAAGGACTACACGAACAAGGCAGGTAAGACATTCAAAGCTCACTTCTCAGAGAATGGCTACTTCATTGAAAAATGCAAATCGGAATCGGAAGGACCCAAGAGCTACATCGGCAACTTTGAAATCACAAGGGAGCGATTTCGCTTTGAATTGAATCCTCATGCAAATCTGCTTCAGCATTTGTTCGTTGGAAAATTCAAAGATGCCGATGCTGGTGGCTGCTGGATGCCCGATTGCCGTTCGGGATTGGGTGCTGAGCACTGCGGATAATTTCGGCAGATAATTGGGAAATAAAGACAGGTAACATAAATAAAATAAAAAATACTAACCTTTTTTATTTTTTTAGAAATATCGATACAACTACACCAATAACAATAGTAACTATGATTATAAGAAATAATGCATTACATAAAACCCGATTCCTCATTCTTCCATGATGATAATTTTGTCTTTCCATTATACGCAACATGTGTTGGTAAAGCAGCACTTGACGTCTTTGTTCCGGAGTAATCGCGTTGTTATGACGACTCGTGCTGCTATATTTATTTATGTTATCAAATTCTTCTTGTGATACCTCTACTGTCTCTACCTGTTTTGAACAAGTCAAACATTTGATTGGAATAAACCTTGTTTGCAAGGTTACCACTTCATCTTTTACTTTTCGAAAAATATAATTTTCAATGCAGACAATATGAACAGCGTATTTACAAGTGTCGCAAAAGTTGGTGTAATAATTCCCACATTCTTCTTCCACGTTTTCATAACATATTATACATATTTCTTTTTCTTTAGTATCCGTCTGCACCGAAGGTGTGGTTACATTCGGTTTGTTTTCATCACATTCAAAAATAGATTCAGAGCGGCTGATTTCTTGAAGAACCGTGTGAGACATTTATTTTTTTATTTGTTATAACTGTTATAATTATTTATTAATAAACTAACATATTTATGTTATTTTATTATTTAAGTTATAGTTAGTAGATCCTCGTGTTTTTTTAAAATTGAAAAATGAATATAAATACTGTGTTTTTCATAACATTATCACACTCACTCACACTGCATCAGTCATCCGTCTTCAGTCATGCTAATTAATGACCGGTACAAATTATTAAAACGCATAGGTTCTGGTGCATTTGGATTAATATTCAGTGCAAAAAACGTGAATACAAATGAAATTGTTGCAATCAAACTAGAACCAACTGCTCAAGTGGACACACTAACGCATGAAGCCGCCGTTTTGATGAAACTTTCAGGTATTCCTGGAGTTCCTAGCTTAAGGTACTACGGTGTTCCCGACCATAATCGTTACATGGTGATTGATTTATTAGGAAAAAGTCTACAAACTGTTTCAAGTGAATACAAAAAATTGGTTCCCTTTCCTCTTGTTCGAGTGTATGCAAAACAAATGTTTCAAATTATTCAGGCTATTCATGAAAGGGGGTTTATTCATAGAGACATTAAACCACCTAATTTCATGACAGGTTCTAATGAAAAATGCAATGAGTTTAGTAATACTAGTAACATGTTGTTCATTATTGACTTTGGAATGTCACGCACGTACATTGATGATAAAACAAAAACACACAGGTGTAACAAGTTGCGCACAACCGGAATTATAGGAACACCGCGTTATATTAGTACAAACGTGCATGATGGAAACGAACCGAGTCGACGAGATGATTTGATTTCGATCATGTATGTTATTATTTACTTGGTAAAGGGACGGCTTCCGTGGAAAGCAGCAGGATCACTTGAGTCGGTAGCACAGATGAAAAAAATAATTTTACCAGAGGAACTATTTTCAGACATGCCGAGCAGTTACTTGGACATTTTCAATTACTTGTGCAAAATGTCTTATGAAGAAACTCCCAAATATTCATATATTATTAACAATTTATGACTTTATCACTTCTTTACAATTTTATAATTACACTATGTAATTTTTATTGTAAATCTTTACATTTCTTTTTTTTTCAAAACTTTTTTTAAAATTTGAAAAATGGACAAAAATAATTGTCCAAATTTTGATTTTTAAAAAAAGTTTTAAAAATATTTTTTCACGTTTTTTTTGTTTTTTTTATAATGCATATTTTTGTAAACTTGTTAGCATTTTGTGTAACACGGCTCGCATAGAAAAATGGCCGCAGAGCATAAGAAAAAAATGGAAAAAATGTGATTTTTTGGACATTTTTCCGATTTTTTCCGATTTTTTCTGATTTCAAAAAGTGAAAAAAAACGAGAAAATGGACCGAAAAAAACGAGCATCAGCGCTTTTTTTCGCATTTTTCAAAATATGTGAGCATGTGTGGTAAGGTTGATAAAAATTCTAAAAACGCTCGTTTTTTTTGTGCCGTTTTTGGACCGTTTTGATTCTGCGGGGCGATGCTCTCGCGACTTTTTGACTTTTTCATTTTTCGTGAGCATTATGGTAACATTTCCGCTCGTTTTTTTTGACCCCGTTTTCAACTGCTAGGTGTATGCAGTGGGGCCGTTTTGATTTTTCAAATTTTGTGAGCATAAAAGTCACAAATCCGCTCGTTTTTTTTGACCCCATTTTTTGACCCCCTTACTTATGCAGTGGCTGCAAAAAAATGCAATATTCGGCGCATGAAATATGCTTTGTTATTAATAAAGTTATTAAAAAATCATTTTTTCTAAAAAAAATATAAAAACATCCTCAAAAAAGCGATATTTCGTGGGTTAAAAAACTAAAAATGTAATTTTGAGGGATTGAAAAAAATAGACATATTTTATTTTTTTTCAAAACTTTTTTTAAAATTTGAAAAATGGACAAAAATAATTGTCCAAATTTTGATTTTTAAAAAAAGTTTTAAAAATATTTTTTCACGTTTTTTTTGTTTTTTTTATAACGCGTCTTTTTAACAATTTGTGAGCATTTTGTGTAACACGGCTCGCATAGAAAAATAGCCGCAGAGCATAAGAAAAAAGTGGAAAAAATGCGATTTTTTGGACATTTTTCCGATTTTTTCCGATTTTTTCTGATTTCAAAAAGTGAAAAAAACGAGAAAATGGACCGAAAAAAACGAGCATCAGCGCTTTTTTTCGCATTTTTCAAAATATGTGAGCATGTGTGGTAAGGTATATGAAAAAATAAAAAACGCTCGTTTTTTTTGTGCCGTTTTTGGACCGTTTTGATTCTGCGGGGCGATGCTCTCGCGACTTTTTGACTTTTTCATTTTTCGTGAGCATTATGATAACATTTCTGCTCGTTTTTTTTGACCCCGTTTTCAACTGCTAGGTGTATGCAGTGGGACCGTTTTGATTTTTCAAATTTTGTTAGCATAAAAGTCACAAATCCGCTCGTTTTTTTTGACCCCATTTTTTGACCCCCTTACTTATGCAGTGGCTATAAAAAATGACAATTTTTGGCGCATGAAAATGCTTTGTAATTGTTCAAAATGTTGAAAAGTCAATATTTTGAATAATAAATGTAAAACATCCTCGAAAATGCGATATTTCGTGGATTGAAAAACTAAAAATGCAAATTTGAGGGATAATTTTTGTCGTGGATAGTTTTTTCAAAAATGAAAATACATGTAACGAGTTTCGATCTCGTGACCTCCGAGTTAGGTAACCATCTATTCATTCGGACATGTTTAATGTCATTCTGTTGAACAAGACGGGTGTTTGGTTCCCGGCGCTCTTCCAGCTGAGCTATACATGTTTTTATATAGATGATGCCGACAATCCGCTAGGGAACATGCCGTCACCATTTATCCCTTGCCCATAGTTAAATGGGGTCTTATTTTGGGAGTTACTAACCGTGCGCATTTTTCTGCGCCATGCCGGTTTAAAATTTCAGCGACCACATCAAGATTTGAACATGGACTCACTCAAGTTCTGAACTAACTGCTGAACTGAACGTTTGACAACTCGGCTATGAACCATTTTGCAATCGTTGCTTGAAGCGGAAGTATCTGATTTCATATATAAAGATGATGGACAAATGATGACACTCCATCTTAACTAAACATTTCTTCTATCAATTTTTCTAATGTATCATATTCAAAAGTCCAGCTTAATTTTTCTCGTGCCTTCGACGAGTCGCCCAACAAACACTCCACTTCACAAGGGCGAAAATACTTTGAATTTATTTTAACTCGTATTTTTCCATCAGTCACGTCTTTCCCAACTTCATCAAGACCCTCTCCGCTCCATTCGATCGTGATTCCTTTAAAGGAAAATGCTTTCTCAATAAATGAACGAATCGTGTGCGTTTTTCCCGATGCAAGCACATAGTCATCCGGGCGTTCCTGTTGTAGCATCAACCACATTCCGCCGACATAGTCTTTGGCATGACCCCAGTCCCGCTTGCTATCAATGTTTCCCAACTCAATCCATTCTTGCTTCCCTTGTAATATATTTTTAATGCCATTTATAATTTTCATCGTTACGAAATTCTCAACACGACGTTTACTCTCATGGTTAAACAATATTCCGTTCACTGCATATATTCCATATCCTTCTCGATACACTTTCGTTATATAGTGACCATACACTTTTGCGACTGCATATGGCGAGACCGGGTTGAATGGCGTATTCTCATTTTGCGGCGTTTCTTTTACTTCTCCATACATTTCGCTTGTTCCCGCCTGATAAAATCTTACCTTCTTTCTTATGGACTCGGGTTGTCCTCTTATAATTTCTAATAAACGTAACACTCCAATTGCATCCACATCCGCAGTGTATTCAGGTATTTCAAATGATATAGCCACGTGAGACTGCGCTGCCAAATTATATATCTCAAAAATTTCAAACTTGGGATGAGTTTGAATAATAGTGTTTATATAATTTGATAATCCAGATGTGTCTGTCATGTCACCGTATCGTAACTCAATTTTATTGCGAATCGGTTCAATTCTTGAATGCGAAAATAATAGCGACGTCCTGCGAACAATGCTGAATACTTTATACCCTTTTTCCAACAACAACTCCGCCAAATAAGAACCATCCTGCCCAGTTATTCCACTAATAAATGCCAACTTCATGTAATATGTATGTATTGTTTAACATATATATATTTATTATGTTTTTACAGATAATTCTAAATCGCATCTATATGTTTTGTAAATTCATAGATTCAGAATTGAATTGAATTGAAAGAAAAAAGAAGGAGAACATATTTTCTTTTTCAAAACTTTTTTTAAAATTTGAAAAATGGACAAAAATAATTGTCCAAATTTTGATTTTTAAAAAAAGTTTTGAAAATCTTTTTTCACGTTTTTTTTTATTTTTTCGTCGAAAGTAAAATAGATCAGGTTGTGAGCATTTCTAGTAACATGTTTTTTTTATAAAATATGCCGCACAGCATAAGAAAAAAATGAAAAAAAAGCGATTTTTGGAAATTTTTTCCGATTTTTTCCAATTTTTCTGATTTCAAAAAGTGAAAAAAAACGAGAAAATGGACCGAAAAAAACGAGCATCAGCGCTTTTTTGGACAGTTTTCAAAATATGTCAGCATGTATGGTAAGGCTGATAAATATTCCAAAAACGCTCGTTTTTTTTGTGCCGTTTTTGGACCGTTTTGATTCTGCGGGGCGATGCTCTCGCGACTTTTTGACTTTTTCATTTTTCGTGAGCATTATGGTAACATTTCCGCTCGTTTTTTTTGACCCCATTTTCAGCCGCTAGGTGTATGCAGTGGGGCCGTTTTGATTTTCCAAATTTTGTGAGCATAAAAGTCACAAATCCGCTCGTTTTTTTTGAACCCACCTTTTTACCTCCTTTTCTTATGCAGTGGCCATTATAAAGTATGTCGTAAATAAGTGTTCTGGATATAATCAGCTATAAAAATAAATAAATAATCTAATCCATTTAGAAATATTATATGGTTATTCTATACCCGCAGCGGATTTCAGAGTAATATAACTTTTTATTTTTTATCCGTATTTATTAACTGACATAAGAATGACTGGTGAGATTTGTAAATATAAACAATATACCTGCGAATGTTGTTGTTTTTCATGTATATTCGAGAGTGACTACAAACGACATCTCAGAACAAAAAAACATATGAAAACAAAGTGTGATATAAATAAGACGGAAAACAAAATTCCAAAACATAATGAATGTGAGTGTGGTAAAGTATTTAAAACTCAGAATGGTTTAATGAAACATAAACAGCGGTTGTGTTGTGGTAAAGATAACATCATCATAAATTTAATGAGAGACAATGCTGAAATGAAGGAGCTAATGAAAGAGCAGCAAAAATTCATGAGAGAGCAGCAGGAGCAGTATCATAAACAGTTGGTGGATATGATTCCAAAGATATGCGGAAATACTAACTTGATTACAAATAATAATACTCATATTAAACAGAAATTCAATTTGAATGTATTTTTGAATGAACAATGCAAGGATGCAATCAATATTGGCGATTTTATAAATTCTCTGAAAATCACACTAGATGACTTGAATGTAACGAGAGAAAAGACGCTAGAAGATAGTGTAGGTAATATTTTTTTGCGAGGGTTGAAAGAATTGGATATTTATAAGCGCCCCATTCATTGCACGGATAACAAGAGAGACATCATGTACATCAAGGACGAAGAAAAATGGGAAAAGGATGAAGGGAACTCAAAATTAAAAGATACAATTGGCGCAATAACAAAAAAACAGATTACAACATTAAAACAATGGAAGGACTCAGACCCGGAAGTTGCAAAAACGAGTTCGTCAAAGAATGATGATTTTTTAATGACGTTTAATCACATTTGCACGCCGATACCGGAGGTGGGTGAAAAACGCATCATAAAGACGATAGGAAAGGAAGTTCACATAACCGATTAAGAAAAGACTGTATTATTGTGTTTTTTATTTATTTTTTTATTTATTTATTTCTCTCTTCTCTCTGTAAATCAAGTCAACATCTATTTTTTTATAAAATGTGCTTGCATGAAACATGATCAAGATGATATAAAAAAGATATATTGGCATTGGTTGTGGAGAGAAGAGATAAAATAGAAAATAAAATGAAAATAAAGTAAAATAATACAGAGGTGCGTTTGATTTTATTGTATGATAATTAAAATTATTATACAATATTATTATATTAATACATCATATATACCCCATATTGTATAATACCAATACTTAATAAATAAATAATAATGAAAAACAGCGATAATAAAATATTGAATGCGTCAAACGCTGCAAACAATAATAATGACGATAATGATAGAAACAATGGTAAAAGAAAGACTGTTTTGCATAGTAGTAATAAGAACAGTAAACATAAATACTATGAACCGTTATTATACGCTCCAGTTACCAGGTCATTTATAATGTATCCGCCGCCACCGCTGCCATCGCAACAGCGTGGATCTAGCGGAGGTTCATCGAGTAGTATGTTGGTGCCGGTTGTGTCAAAAGTAACAAGTCGGATAAATATAGAAGCAGAAGTTGATGAGTTGGAAGATTTGATTAACATTGGAAAAAAGGTTGGAACAGAATTCAAGTTGGAGCCGCACATTGAGTATAACATTGACCTGGCGATGATACGGGACTTGCTTCCTGAAATGGAGGATTTGAATAGTATGATAGGTCAGCAAGAATTTAAGAGGCAGGTTGTTGTACTCATACTTTATTATAGCATGCGTTTAAACCGCAAAAATGATGATTTATTGCATACGGCGATATATGGCGAACCGGGTATCGGCAAGACTGAGTTTGCGCAAAAGTTGGCAAAAATATATTTAAAACTGGGTGTTTTGAAAAATGGTATTTTTAAAAAAGTTCGTCGAGGAGATTTGATTGCGGGTTATTTAGGACAAACGTCATTAAAAACGGCAGAGGTGTTGAAGTCTGTGCGAGGTGGAGTTCTTTTTATTGACGAGGCTTATTCCATTGGAAATAGTAGCGGTAAAGACACGCAGGATTCGTATAGCAAAGAGTGTTTGGATTTGATTAACCAAAGCTTGACTGAAATGCGCGAAGATGATGACAAATATTTTATTTTAATGATTGCTGGATACAAGGATGAATTGAAGCGCAATTTTTTTGGAATGAATGATGGTTTGGAACGCCGTTTCAGCATTCATTTTACGATGCAGTCTTATTCTCCAGAAGAGCTGGTGAAAATATGTATTAAGAAAATACTCGATGGCGGTTGGTCGATAGAAGAAGGTGCTATTACTGACGAGTTTATAAAAGCACATTCGGCGCATTTTAAGCATCATGGCGGTGACATGGAGTTGCTTTTTGTAAAATGCAAGATTGCGCATTCTAAAAATTTGTTAGCGGGAAAAAGCAAAATAAAAAGATGTATATCAAAGGTAGATGTCAATGATGGAATTCAATTATTTATAAAAAATGTAAACACGGCACATGACAATTCGTTTATCAAAACCATGTACATTTAGATGCATAATTTAATTAGGTTAGAAAAGTTTTAATAATAATTATATATGAAAATACATTTAGAGATATTATTATAATGACTGTATAATATAATACAACGCAACGATGCAGATTTTTGTAAAAACGCTTACTGGAAAAACAATTACGCTAGAGGTAGAGTCAAACGACACCATTGCCACACTCAAGGCAAAAATTCAAGACAAGGAGGGCATTCCACCCGACCAACAACGACTGATTTTTGCCGGCAAACAGCTGGAAGATGAGCGAACGTTGGCCGACTATAACGTGCAAAAGGAAAGCACGCTCCATCTTGTGCTTCGTCTTCGCGGAGGTCTTCGACACATGGAATGAATTAAATTATATATTCAAATATACTTAAAGATGTTTCATTAATAATGTTATAGAAAGGCAATTAAGCAGTTCAACAAGCATACAATGGTAACAGCAGCAGTGAGTGGACAAAAGATGGCGGGATGTGTAAAGTGGTTCAACATGAAGACTGGGTTTGGATTTTTGACCGTGGTTCATGGAGGCGGAAGCGGTGAGCTAAAGGTTGGAAGCGAGGTTTTCGTGCATCATTCGAATGTCAAAGTACAGGAGGAGCAGTACAGGTTTTTGGTTCAAGGTGAGTATGTTGAGTTTGATGTGTCAAATGTTGCAAACGGCCAGCATTCTTGCCAGGCGACGAATGTGACGGGCATGTTTGGTGGCAAGTTGATGTGCGAGACGCGCAATGAGATGCGCCAGTCTCCTTCTTCTTCTTCACACCAGCATCATCACGGCGGCCGTGGTGGTCATGAAGACAGCGAAGAAGAAGAGAGTGGCGACGCGTATGTGCCGGTTTTGAGAAGGACGGCATCATCTTCTGCTCCTGAGTCTTCACGATCGTCGGCTCCATCGTCGTCCAAGTCACGTGGTGATGCACCTCGCACTCGGGGTGGTCGCGGTTCCAGTCACAAGTAGGTGGTGGGAGTATGTGTCAAACAAGAAAAATAGAAATGGCAAAGAATATAAATATAAATAATGATTTAGAATTTAAATTATTATTTATAATAATATATATATTCGAAAACTTATTTGCTTGTTTTGTATGGATAGTGGTTTGAATATCGAGACGGACATTCGTGAATGCGTGAGGCTGACAAAGTTAAAAAACGACATTATTGAAGTGATGTGCAACATATTGAACTATCTTAGTGTTTCTTCATACGACTATCATTACATGCAACATCATGAAAATTGTAGAAAAGACATGAATGCAATTTACCAGAATGGAATAAATTCAAAAAATGAAATAACGGTTGAAACTTGCAAACATTTTTACGAGTGTTTGAAAAGGTTGGAAAGTGTTACAGAAACAGATGACCCCGACTACTATACATTAAGAAGGAAAATAAGACGGTTAATCATATCTTTGGTGTCCGCCACTTCTTCGCCACTGTAATGTGACGACTGATTGGTCTGGTGTCTTAGATTGACTCCTTGTTAAAAAATACTTTACGAAATTCCATCATTTCTTTGTCTGTAAAAATAGTTGTTAAAAAGTCATTTGGAGTTTTTGTTTCTTTTAAGAGATTCGCAATCATAAAAAGCGAATAAATTCCACACTCGGTGTTACTTTTTTGATGTTGTTTATTATTTATAATATATTTAAAGTTGATTCCAATTTCTTTACCTTGTTGCATTATTCTTTTTACAAATTTGTTAATTTCTTTGGATGGCGAGTCTCCGGTGCTATCAAAGAAAAAAATAAAATGCTGTTTTAGGTTGATGAAGAGAGATATCCAGTGCGAACCGGATAAATAATGTGGATCAGTGTTGAAAATAATTCCAATTTTATGTTTTTTGTTGTTTGGATTCAGGTATGATTTTATATCAAAGTTGCATAATTCTTCATACACGCATGATGAGTGGCCTTTTGGAGTTTTATCAAAGTCGATGGGAGACGGACCAATAAATTCGAAAAAAGAAAATGCATCTTCATATTGTTTCATAACTTTTGTAATATCAATGCTAGACAACCATTCATTTGGATTTTTATTCCATGTTTTCGGACTTTCGGGTGCAAAGTAGTTGAACAGGTCTTTTGTCCCAGAAGTGCTTTCTTTTAGTAGTTGTCGAAACCAACACGACTCCTTGTTGCAAACGTTTCCTAGTGCAGATTTTAATGACTCCCAAATGGTTTTTACGTCATTGCTGTTTATCAACGAATCTGGATGACGCGCGTTCCAACTGTCTCTAAGTTTTATAATAGCATTTGTGGTGTAACATGTGAAGTCTTTTTCTTGTTTTGGACTGCACGAAAGTTTTTTAAATGATTCATCTAAATAGGATGAGGATGAGGATGAGGATGGCGACTTGGTTTGATTATTTTTCATTTTTTTATTAGACGATATTTATAATATGTTATCATAATAAATAATTTTATAAAGTTTTGGTTTTTTAGTGCTTTTATTTTTATTCAACTTATTTCATTTTTTGTAGTTATTTTGTTTTGATTTAAACTGGTTTCCGTATTGGAGTTGTCAGTGGTGCATTTTTCTTTTTTTTTTTTCTTTAGTCCTTTGTACTTGAATGACGGGTCTTTGGGATTGAATTTGAATTGCTGCGGGAAAACAACCGGTTCTTTTTTTTTAGAGGATGACTTTTTAATGATATAAGTGTCAAGTGTTAATTTTTTCACTTCTTTTGGTTTAAAACAAAGTTCATTGACTTTGTTTAATTCGAATGCCTTGGAGTTGCATATGCAAGGTTTATCTTGTTCTTGTTCTGCTGCACCGCCACCGCCGCTGCCTGCCACAATGCCCATACACACGTAACACTTTTGAATGGTTTCGCTTTGGTCTTCAAATTTCAAGTGAGATATACACGCTTTCATGTACATGTTGAATGCGCCATTCAACGCAACGTCTTTGATTTCATTTTTAAAAAGGTCTTTCGTAATGGAAATGATTCTTTTTCGATAAAATTTCAAGTCCTTTTTGAATCCTGTGTCATAGTCTAAATTATTTTTTCGAAGGTATTTTTCATATTGTGCGACGTTTACCATGTATTCCAGAGTTGCATCGTCGATGGAGTTTAAAGAAATATTCATTCGACTGCTTACTGTATTATTGTTATTATTATATGTATTATTATATTATACTATATATTATATTTATGGAGATTTACACTAGTCTTTCGGCGTAAACTTTGACTTAAACTCCTCCAAAACATTATTCATACTATTAGGCTTAGGAGGAGGCAGTGTTTGTTTTATACCAATCGGTAATAGTAACGGAGGTGGTGGTGGCGGTGGTGGAGGTGGTGGTAGTAGTTGTAGTGATGCTGCATTATTGGTAACGTTGATGTGTTGGTTGGAATGACCTAAAATTTTTTCAAATGTTACATTGGCTGCTTCCAGCTTGCATATTTTCGTCTGTAGTTTTTTTATTTTTTGAAGTCGTTTGTTACTGACTGAAGTGCTTATCTCTAGCTTATTTTTCAAAATTGCATTATCCGAGCGCAGTTCATAACATAATTTTTCTTGAGTCAAAAAAAGTACTTTGAATTCATCTAAATTTGTATTCAATGTTGACACTGTTAATGTGTCCGCATCTGTTGTTGTGTGTTGTTGTGGTTGTGGCATGTTATTTGAATGGCGGCCGTTTGCTTCGTTTGCTTCGTTTGCTTCTTTATTGTATTCGATTAGTTTTTTATACTTAAATAAATATGACATACAGTAGTTACAACACATTTATTAAAAACTATAAACATAATTAATTGTATTTTTTAACTTATAATTCCAGGTTGACACAAATGAAATAAATAAAATGAATTTAAACATTATAGTTGTCATAATAGTAATAAAAATAAACAAGTAAAAAATATGGCGGAACCAACATTGTGTTTACCAACATTGTGTTTGAATATGATTGTAAAAAATGAGAGTGATATTATCTACAGGTTATTTGATTCTGTCATTGAATGGATAGACTGTTATTGCATATGTGACACTGGTTCGACAGATGACACAGTGAAAAAAATAGAAACATATTTTTATGATAAAAATATTCCTGGAAAAGTTGTTATTGAACCATTTAAAAATTTCTCTCACAACCGCAACTATTCGTTGCGCGCATGCGCAGGAATGTCAGATTATGTCTTGTTGTTGGATGCAGACATGGTATTTCAACCAAACAAGAATGTATTTTCAAAAAAAATGTTGTCGTGCGACGCGTACTATATTTTTCAAGGGTCAAACGACTTTTACTACAAAAATATAAGAATTTTAAAAAATAATGGATGTGCTTCTTACATGGGTGTAACTCATGAGTATGTTGACTTCTCATCAAATGTTGTAAAGGAAACAATTGGGAAAAGTGTTGTGTTTATTAATGACATTGGTGATGGTGGGTCAAAAGGTAACAAGGGTATTCGTGACATGGAGTTATTAATGCAAGGAATAGCCGAAAATCCAAAAAATGATAGGTATCATTTTTATTTAGCAAACACACTGAAAGATATGGGTAAATATAGTGAAGCAATTGAAATGTACAACAAGAGAATTGAATTGGGTGGATGGAACCAGGAAATTTGGCATTCTTATTACAGCATCGGACTGTGTTATAAGAATCTCAACAAAATGCCTGAAGCAGTTGATTCGTGGTTGATGGCCTATAATATTTTACCAAACCGGGTGGAAAATTTATATGAAATTACAAAATACTACAGAGAAATAAGTAAAAATAAGTTATCATATTTATTTTACACAATTGCAAAAAATGCGATAAGTGCATGCGGTTCAATGAAAGATGAGTATTTATTTTTACAAAATGATGTTTACACATACAAGTTTGATTATGAATATACTATTATTGCGTACTATACCGAAGAGAGAAATAACATAAAAAAATTAAGTGAGTCGGTCGTTTCCGTGTTGAATCATTGTAATAATTTCATGAATTTAAATCTATTACGAAATTTAAAATTTTATAATTTAAAATTGGTTTCTTCTGTGAAACGTGACATGAGTTTTACAATTGACCATGAAGTTAATGGAAGTAAAGTTCATTTTTATTCATCTTCGTGTAGTATTTTACCAAAACGCTGTGGCCGTGGTGGTGGCGGCGGCGGATATGTAATGAATGTGCGTTTAGTGAACTACAAGATTAATTCTACTGGAAAATATAGTTATGATAAACATATCATGACGCTGAATAAATATATGGAGCTGAATGATGAATTTATGGTGGTTGAAGAAAAAGAAAAATTAATCGACGTCGAGTATACTGACAAGTTATACCTTGGAGTCGAGGATGTAAGATTGTTTTATGATGACGATGTTGGCGGTTCGTTGGAATCAAACTCGAATGTGTTGTTTGTTGGTGTTGGGGTGCATACAAATGGTAAGATTGGTGTTGTTCATGGAAATTACAACGGCAGCAGCAGCAACGATGCATTGAAAGCCATTGAAATCAAACCTGAGTTTAATTTAAATTCAGAGTGTGAAAAAAATTGGGTTTTTGCAAATATAGCAGGGGAAAGACGCGTTATATATCATTGGAGTCCGCTTCAGGTTTGTAAAGTAGATGAAGAAAATCCAGCCATACTAAGAAGGGTGTGCACGAAAAAAGAGACAGACTATCCTGGCTTATTCAAACACATTCGAGGTTCTACGTGTGGTTTCAACTACAATGATGAGATATGGTTTGTGGTTCACATTGTTTCATATGAAGAACCGCGGCATTATTACCACATGATTCTTGTATTTAAAAATAATGAAGACATGACACTTATAAAGTATACTCCCATTTTTAAATTTGACGTGCACTGCATTGAATATTGTATTGGGTTAGTGGTGGAAAACTCACGCATAATTGCGACATATAGCACTTGGGATAGAAGTACAAATCTTGCGACGTATGATAAAAAATATATTGAAGAAATGATGATTTTACATTTTTAACATTTTAAATTTTTATTTTTATTAGCACTTTAAGGTTAATATTTTTATAAATTGAATTATAAAAATACTAAATGAGAGTGTGCAGGTTAACGCAAAGAAACACGAGTCACGAAACACACACGAAATACGAAACTTAAATGGCAACGGCAACATCAACAGCAAAAACATCAAATATCAACCGAGTTGAACAGGTTTACGACGTTGTTGTAGGTCTTGGTTTGTTTACGCTAACTATTATGGTTTTGTTTAAAATGCTAATGGCGACAATCATGAGATTTGTTGATTACTATTCGAGGCAGGTTGATCGCATTGTGATGGATGAGTCGGACGACGAATGCAGCAGCAGCGACAGCGACAGCGATGACATTCGACTGAGTCCATACATTCCTCCTCGCAGAAGCCAACGAATTGCAGAAAATAGGGCAAGGTGCAATTCACCTTTACTTGTTCGTCGTTTGAAACTTGACTGAGTATCTGAGTATGAGAATGTTTTCTAAATGAAAATTCAAATGAAATAATGGAGGATGGATGATAATTCCATTTTTTTATGATCATGATGTACCGGTAATCGGAGCAGGCGCATTATCTTTATCGGTAATATCCTTTCCAACCCTTTGATTTACATTGTTTACTTTTTGTTTTAGCACAGTTGTTATTGTATCCATGGTTGTTTTTATGTTGGATGTATTATCGTTTACATTTTGTGAAAGTTGATCAAACGTGGGTTGAAACGCTGTAACTTTTCCAGATAGCAAACTTGTTCTTAATTCGTCTGCGTCAACCGTTTCTCGTAAAGACATTGGCTCGGTATATGGCTCAGTCGTAGTCACAAGATTTTTTAAAATAATTGCAGTGAAAAATAGAATGTACATGAATATAACAACATTTGAAAAATATAAATAATGTTTCATTTTTAATTATTATGAATATTAAATTATTATAATATTGTATTATTTATATAAAAAATGGATTCACAACCACAAAAATCTAAAATAATGAAAGGACCTAATGGGTCATCATATTTAGGTGCGATAGTTATTAGTGAGCCGGGTGTTAGTGCTCGTCCAAAAGATATTATCGCTCGGATTGCCGCTAAGGAGGCAGCCGCTAAGGAGGCAAAAAATTATCCGGAAAGGGATAAAAAAATTGATGATGACATTGCAACAATTAACCAGATGAACGCTAAAACCATGGAATACAGAGAAAAAATGGGATCTTTAGGTGGACGACGCGTCAAAAAACGTAGTTACAATAAGCGTAATTACAATAAGCGTAGTTACAATAAGCGTAGTTACAATAAGCGAACCATTAAGCGACTGCGATAGACTTTTTGGTGGTTTGTAAATTATGTTTTATCTTTATTTGCAATAATTGCTAGAATTGCTTGTTTATTTTTGTCATTATCTGATGTGTTTTTGGTAACAGTTGGCAAAATCGTCAACATACTAGACTGCATTGAATTTATTTTTTTTTCCAATTCATCTATTTTTGTGGTGTATGTTCCTACAGTGACGCCAATATCTGAGGAAGAAGAAGGAACTGGGGCAGGTGCTTCTTCGGCAGATGATGCGTCAGTGTCAAGTCCTTCTAAAACATTTCCATATTTATAATAATTTGCAGCGATAATTGAAAACATAAATAGTATGAATAAGTAAATAATAAGTTTATTAAACATTGATTCGACTTATTTACAATGAAACTGTTGAAATGTTATAATATATAAATAATATATTATAAAATGATAAAATGAATGGAATATTGAGTTTACATTTTTTATTACTTTATTACTAAAATAAAATATATGTAAAACGTGCGTGCGGCGGCGTCTGTAATTAAGGTGCATTTGGACATTTGAATTCAACTGGAGAACACTCTGGCGTTTTTAGCACGACGAGTGTTTCATCGTGGGGCGGCGCGGGCATGGGCGAAAGCACATGACACTCCTCCTCTTGCTGATTCAAGAAATAAAATTGTGATGGCACACATAAACAATTTACAAACTGAATGACGTGAGACAACGTGACGCGTTTTCCTTCATATTTTAGAAATCCCAAGTATTCCTTGTGCAGTTTGTACATGTTGTTTCGATATTTTTTGGGGAAATCCTTTAAACTCATTTTTTTGTGAATGTAACAGTCCAAGTAACTCTTGTGCAAAGAGGAAGTATAGTTGTACAACTTGGACTGAAACTCAAAAAAAATCACCTCATCTTCTGGACACCTTTCAAAATGTTTTTTCAAATGGTTCATTTGTTTTAAATGTAAGTACACAAGCTCGCATCTTGCACTAAGACCCTTTGCATTCTTCACCATTTCATAATTTGGGTTGCGCAATTTGAAACGTTCCCCCGTAAACGTTCGAAACATGACTCCGGGATAATAGTACAATGAATCGGGGGATGCGTATGTTTTTACAATTTTATCAAAGTCACTTTGACCCTTCATTGTGAGTCGGGCAGGATGTGCCACTTTTGAAATACTTCCCCAATGCACGACCGATGACCGCTCCATTTCATACGCAGTTGCGGAAGTAAAATCATCGCTATTTTTAATTAAATAGGTGGCAATAATATAAAGGGCTGTAGTTTTCACAGGCGCCACAATTACATTATCTGGATGTTGCATGACAAAACTATAACAGTAGTCTTTCGGTAGGTCATCGAAATTCAAGTTTGCGTTTGCACACGCTTCCAAAAACATCCTTCTAAAACATTTTCCTGTCGGTTTTTCAACAGGTGAAACTGTATTTTTTGTAGAAAAAACCCAACCCTGAACATCATTTGCACAATTATAAAACAAATTTACCATGGTTCCTTCAACAAATTCTTCTACAAATTGAACATTTGGAAAGTCAACGACATGTCTTGGTTCACACATTGGCGGAGAAAATCCAATTACCCTTTGGTCTTCATTCAGAATAACTGACCGAAAGTGTTTCACATTCACATTAGCGTCAGTTTTCAAACACTTGCGCATCATTTTTTTATCATAGTTTATTAAATAATAGTAATAGGATGATTCTGCATCTTGTGAACCGACGGTGGATGCGGACACTTTTTTACATTTAATGTGTTCAACACTGTTGTTGACAATATCAGGGAAAGAATTCAATTCAAAATGATATTGCGCTCTGGATGGCTTTTCTTGGTGTGACATGTTGTTTATAGTTTCTCTAACGCTCAATAATGTTACTTATATTGTAACTACTTGTCTATTCTTTATATTCATTAATTAAAATATAAAACATTTAACAACTTTTCAAAACATGTTGTTTGGGTTAAATTAATAATAGTGTAAAGATTATAGAATTTTCTCTAACTATTATACTATATATATAATTATATATTAGTATATTTTTTACCCATGAGTAACATAAAAGAAAAAGAAAAAGAGTCAGAAAACACAAGTAGTAATAAAAATAAATTATTTCTTGGAGATGAAATCAAAATAAATGCACACGTGCCTGAGTCCAAGTTGCAAAATAACGTGTATGAGATTGTATATGTGGATTATGCATTATTAAAATTAAAAAATAAACAAACGCAGCAAGTAACAGGTGTAAAAATATTAAATGACAAGATACAAAAAATTGAAGATGAAGAAGTTTCAGAAATTCAAATTATCAAAAGGAAGTCCAGTCACAAGTACGTTGATCAGCGTGGTTTTAAAATTGATATGACGATTTCGATTGAACTAATGTCGTCGTCGTCGTCGTCATCAGAAGACGAAGAACCTCTTTTTATAATGTGTAAGATTGTTGATGTGGACGCAGTGCAAGATGTCATTGAAGTAAAGTTGTTGCTTGATGAGTTGGGGAAAGAGGTAAAAGACATTTCACAGGAGTTTCAAGAGAGTATTTTTATATATTTTGGTTGCAGTGGGTTACCTCAATGGATAAAAGAAATAAAAGTAGTTGATTTTAGACCAAAACCGGTTGACATTCCGAGTGGTCGAGGCGAGGAAGAAGGCGAAGGTTTCGGCGAATATGAGCTGGGAGAAGAATCAGGAATTGAACTTGATTTAGCTGAAGCATTGGATGAAGGCAATAAAATATTTGCAAGCATCATGTATGAAGTTCCATTGTCTCAAAGAATTGTATCTGAAACGAAACAGTATGATGATTTACTAGAAAGTATTATTTCATCCATTCCAAAAAGCAAACGGACGGATGCGGAAATGAATAGAATTCATCGAGGAATTGAGCGTTTTTTTCAGTTAAGGAAAGAGTATTCATTGTTTGATAAAAATGGCGTTCCAAGAATGTCGAAAGCTTTGAGCGAAACCGATAAACCGTGTGTGGAACACATTCAGAATTTAGACACGAAACTGCTGTGGGTGTTGCCGGTGGTGGAAAATATTAAAAAGCTCTACGTAACCGGTGATGATGTCATCAGTTCTAGTGTGGAAAATGGAGTATATGATTTCAAAGAGCAAATACTCGAAGAGAAGAACGTGTATCCGGAAAAAAATGCGCCTTATAATCCAAGGTTGATGGAAGACTTAAATTCATATTTGACACCGTTTGAAAATCCGAAACAAAATCCAGATAATAAATATGTGATTCAAAATAAACCGGTTCATGAAAGTATTTTGACAGTCTCAACAAATAATGACACGGTTGCATCGGCATCGGCAGCGAAAAGGGCGGCAACGTCAATGACGTCAATGACGACGAGCATGATTCAGACCTACATTGATCGCGCATATAATCCGGGGTTGACCAAGTTGGAATTTGAGGATGTGAAATCAAATAGCGTAAAAAGGGTTGACATGACTCCGGATGACCCTGCATTTATAACATCATTTGTTACGCTGAACAAGGAGGCGGTTGTTTTGACGCAGGCGGGGTTACCTGACACGCTGCTATCAGACAGAGTTTCAATTGACTCTTTGTATTTGAAGACTTGGTCAGCTTTGATTTCTGAGGTCAAGTATCGAAGCAACATTGCGACCGAGGTTATAAACGTTGGTGGTGCTGGTGCTGGTGCTGCCAAGAACGATGATGAAGAAACGCGCGCGCGCTTGAAAGAGTACAAGGGTGGAACTGTATTTTCGGATGTTATAGCGTTTGCTCCAAATGAAACGATATCAAAATCCACAAGTAAAATAAGCAATTTCATTCATTCGTTTGTTCCCACCAATGAAGATGCATTTGCAACACTGGAATTTCGTTTGAATCGTTGCTTGTCAGTGTATGAAGTTGTGTATGCACTTCAGCCTTTTTTAATATATAACAAAGATTTGACGGAACGTCAGTATAACATGATGCGCGAATTTATAAATAAAAATATTTCCGACTATATGAAAAGGGTTTCTGCATTATCTTCCAAATTTAAAAAATTTGTTGATAAAAATGCAATAACAAAACAAGATTCGTTGGAGTTGTTTTATGACGCTTTTATAAATGATGAAGGTGGCAGACGTGCGAGTTCAAAAGATTTGCATAAGAAGATAGTTTTGGCGAATGACGACACCACCTCACTAGATGAGATATTCAAACTTTACAATTTAAATAAAGATAAGGGTGGTGCTAGTGCTGCTGTTGGCGGTGATGGATTTTTATCGTCTTCAGAAATTATGAAAATAATTCTTGACGCTGATTTTGCGCGGTTGTATATGGATGTCATGGCAGTTGAAAATTCGGATTTGACGTCTTCAGAGATGGACACGATACTAAAAAGGGAGCAGGAGGGTTTGAAGGAACAAATGCAGAAGGAGTTATCTGGGGCGGATTCAAAAACGTGTAAAAAGCGCGAAATTCGTTTGAGCCGAGTCTATTCATCTCTGGGCGCTTTAGAAATAGATAATGGAAAACCTGGAGATATAATGTTTGATTCAAAATATGATTCTACGGGAAAGCGTGTTGTAAAAGATGGAGACTATGCAGCTTTAAAAATTGTTGATGCGGACGACGGATCTGTGCGGTATGATTATTATGTTAGAAAAGGAAATGAGTGGGTTGTTGACAAAGATCCCGAACTTCAGAATGTGCAGGTGGATGACCCATCATATTTTTGCAATATTCCGTCGGAAGAAAAACCAAAACCGCTGTGTTTTTCAATCAACCAGAAATGTTTAGACAAAACAGTATTTGATTCGTCATTGTTGAGTGACTTGACAAATAAAATTATGGATGAGTTTGATTCGAAGAGTGAAATGAAGAAAAAAAATCTCGATGAAACATTTTTACGAGACTTGAAAAATATAAAACTTCTTTCAAAGTTGAAGGTCTATGACATATTGAAATATAATCAGAAGAAGTATATCCTTGGTCAAGAGTATGGTAAAAAGGTAAAAACAATAGTTAAGTCGCCTTATCAAGACGTTGTAGATTGCATTATAGGCATTGATGACGTTGCCAAAAAATATCAGTGCATTTTAGATTTTGTAAACAGCGAGTTATTTGTTAGAGATGCATTTTCGGATGAGGATGTTCATTGGTATTATTGTAAATCGTGCGGTGTTCCAGGTGTTCGTTTGTTACCGACGTTTTTATATAAACTTGCTCAAAGTTACAATCCGCAAGATCCTAAGTCTTTGAAATATATAACACTGCTTTCACAAATTGAAAGAACAAACGGAAAACGCGAAGGTGACCAAATCGTTGACAAGTACAGTGGATACATGATTTCAAAAATTGCGCTAGTTTCGGAAGAAGGTTGGGCAGTTGAGTATGATGAAGGCGGTGGCGGTGGCGGTGGCGGTGGCGAGTTGTCTGAGTCTGCGGTGCATTTGATTCGCAGTGAAGAAGAAAATGCATCTGACCTGTCTGCAGTTAATTCGGGTGAAATTATTGATGCAAGTATAAAATCCGCTGAGAGAGGAGAAGAAAAAAGTGATGATGACGAGGACGTCGAGGGAGACGACGAAGGCGGCGAGGATGTCGAGGAAGAGGGTGGCGAAGGCCACGAAGATGAAAATAAAATTTTTAATGCCATTATCAATCATTACGAGACTTCATTATCGGTACTTTTTAAAAATAAGGATAAACGATTTATAAAAGAAACTGTGCAGTTACTTATTCCGAAAAAAAAATCAAAAGAGCAGTATGAGTTGGATAAGAAGATGACAGTTGATTACGAATCATATGAAAAAACATATAATCAGTATTTAATTTTATATTCGATGGCATTGATTATTGTTGTGATACAGACGTCTATCCCGCAAATAAAAAGTAAAATAACATTTCCAAATTGTGTAAAGTCATTTAGCGGATATCCTTTAACGCCGGATGAAACAGATTTATCATTTATTGTTTACATGACATGCATTACTCAAAAGATAAAGAGTGACTACGCTCCTTGGAATTCAGTGAAAAAGATTACCCAGGAAAAAATGAGAGACACGTTATTTAATCTTATAAAAACAAAAATAGTAAATCAACCACAAATACAGACGCGTTTTGATAAGAAGCGCGAATATGATGCAGTAAGAGAGCAAAAAAGGTCAGCATCATCCTCAATGTCCTCTGCGGGAATGAAAATCAATGTTGCATCATTGCATTTTCGTCCGTTGTTAGTAGACCCTTTTGTATTCATTACTTCAACGCCGCTGCCTGTAACGAAAACATATTGTGACGACCTGAAACGAAATTTGAAAAATGGAAGCAGTTTGCAAACGGAAAAAATACTAGTGTTACAATCAAAAGTGATACATTTTTCATTGGTTATTCAAAAGCTTATTCAAGAGGTGATTTCGTCTCAAACGAAGGACAGGTCCAAACTTTTATCCAAGAATTATATTCAGAATGCGTGCTGCAACGACGGCGACAGCAAAGGCAACATGAATACGCTGGATTACATGATAAGTCATGTGCCAAATATAAAGAATTATTGTGACATGGTGGATTGCACAAGTGCGATACTTGATGACATTTATAGTCTTAGCGATGCTTCGACCATTATGGATCCGAGAGACACGCGAAATAATATTCCAGAACTGCCTACGAATTTTGACGAGTCAACTATATACAATGCATTTATGACATATTGCAATTATGGGAAGAACAAGGGTGCTTCTGCGTCATCGCTTCGCGACGAAATACATAAAGTTTGCAAATTCAAAAACACACTTGGAGAGAATAGAGAAATATACAATATATTAAAAAGTTCAAAAGATGTGAGTCATGCTGATAAGATAAAATTAATTGATAAAATAAAAAATGAATACAATCTTGAATACACAACAAAAGATTTACAGCACTTGTTGCAGATTGTAAATGGAGAATCAATGAAACCAATGGATCAGTATCAGTCGGCGGGTGTGGGAACGTACAATGAAAAATTGAACCGGATACTTACGACAAAGCTTACAGATGATTTGAAAATGAAGTCGAAATCGAAGGAATCAAAGAGCAAACAAAAGGGTAAAGAAATGATTTTTTCAGATGAGTTCATTGTTGCACTAAAAAACTTCAACGAGAATCGCACACAGGTGCTTATGAGAGAGTTACAGTTAGTGGTCGAAAAAAATATAAAAATATTGACTGATAAGTGTGAAAAATATTTGAATATTACCATGAGTAAAAAAAGTGTTTCATCAGTGCGGAATGCGTTATTTCGAACTTTGGAGGATGTTGACAAGGGCATTTTCAAGAATGGGGGAATTATGTTGTTCAACACTATGGAAAACACATTATTAAATGGAGAAAATAATTCGCTAGAAGTATCGGTCGAGTTTGTAAAAAATGCGATAAAAAACATTACACAGGTGTATCCGAATATTATACTCTCTCAAATTCCTGAGATGGAATCTTTGCCGCCATATATTTCTGGACAACTTTCTACCGGCGATTCAGAGTCGATCATTACATTTTCAAATGAGAGAATAACAAAAAATTTAGATAAGTTTTATACGATTGGAAGTAAAAAATCAATCAGTACAATTTTGAAAAATGTGCAAATGTCGACATTATTTTTAAACGAAGTGGTAAAAAATACAAACGTGTATACTGATGCAAAGCACATTACGGTATTATTATACGAGTATTATTTTCTTCAATCGATTGACACGTATATTCTTTTTTCAGAGGTGGCGAAGCAAAAACAGTTGTCACAGGGACAGGCGCAAGGAAAATCGGTAATTGACATTCAAAAAGAGATTTCTAGAATATTAGAAACTTACTTTAATTTAATCATAGAAGATAAGAAGCTGATAAACAAGGACATTGAAAACATTCGTGAAAATTATTTGCGCTCGATTGATGAAGAGAGAGATGACATTGTTCAAAATGTTGAAAAGATGTCCGAAGACCAAAAACAGATTTATTTAAATCATAAAAAATACAAGATGGGGACGCAGTCGATTGGTAAAAATACGGGTCTGCGAATATACAATCCCGAGTTTGAAGCGGAAGAGTTGGCACGTATTGAGAGAATAAATAATCGTAAAAAGGAGAGAGGTTTGTCTGTGGTACCAGATGATCCTGAAGCGCTAGCTCGCGAATATGCGGTGGAAGATGAAGGAGATGCGCCCGATATGGATGCGGATGATGTCATGAATGAAACACAAGAAGACGACGGTCAAGAAGAATACGCGGCTTCTGCCGACATGTATCCCGACAGTTATCAAGATGAGGGTGCTGAAGAAATGCGAGAAGAAGAATAGTTTAGTATATTTATTTTGTACCTCGAATATATATGCTCATTTTTGAAGCACATATAATATTATTTTCTATTATAATATTATAATATATTATAATAATAAATTTCATTCATAAACTCAACATAGTCGTCAAAGTCGTAAATAAAGTTAATGTCAGATGCTAATGAAGAAGAATTAAAGGTTATTAATGAAGAAGAATTAAAGGTTATTGGTAACCCAGCTACTGAGGTTATTGGTAACCCAGCTACTGCTGAACCTTCCCCTGATACTGATGCAGAAATAGAGGCTGCTACAAATCCAACGGCTGCTGAACAAGAAGCAAAACCTATTTCAGAGATGAGTCCCGACGAGCTTGGTAAATACGCGCATATCCAAAGATGGAGGAAAGCATTGAAAAAAACACACAAAAACCAACCGAGTATTTTTGATTTTCCCACAGTCGATGTTACACCTGAATATTTAGAAAACAAAGCTCGTCAATTAAAAGAAGAATATGGTACTGTAGAAAAATTACATCAAGAATTGTTTGCAGATCCCTGGAATTACAAAGGGCAAGTGGTATACGTCTATCCAAATAAAAAACTTTGGGAAGATCGCCCCCAACAAATAGAAATAGATGATATTCTGTATGATCATTTTAAGGCTGCTGAAGAAAAATATAAGGAGGCCGCTAATGAAAAAAAAGCTGATGATATGAAATGGATGTCAATTTCACACTCTGGTATGGGTCGTAGAATGGGAAATTTTGAACGTTATCTTGGACCGCCTGGCGCCCAAAAAGACCACCCTGACGATGAAACCATCGATAAAGCATATCCGGGGGCGACGCCTTGCCATCGTTTTAACTGCGCAATTCAAGGCGGTAGTAAAAAATCGAAATCGAAATATTCAAGAAAATTAAAGTCGAAATCGAAGAAGTCGAAATCGAAGAAGTCGAAATCGAAGAAGTCGAAATCGAAGAAGTCGAAATCGAAATCGAAATATTCGAGAAAGTATTAAAAATAATAATTAAATAAATTGTAAAGAAAAAAGGTACCTTTTTCTTTATTTCCTTTTTTTTCTTTTTGAATGTTGTGTTTGTGTTTATTGTGTTTTTTTGATGTACCATTCGGGTGCTTCTCTCTTCTTGTTCCATGTCGCAATTTTTTGTTTTTCTTCCGACATGTAGTAGTTTCGGTATGCAACGACTGCATCTTCGTGTTTGTACTGGTCGGGCATTGCCTGCGCAAACGGCGTGAGTCGTTGTTCTGGAAAGACGTCGGCGTCGGGGATGTGCTGTCGTAAATACTGCGCAACCAAGTAGGACTTGTGAAATTTTGTTTCCGGGTGGTTGTAGCGGAATCGCCATTCTTTGTGCATTTCGTCCACAAGGTCGAGCGTCCAGATAAAGTTTTCGCGCGACGTTCTGCACCAAATGGTAACGGGGTGATTTTTGTGAGCAATTTTGTAGAGCGGCGCATTGGTTTCCTCATCATTTGGAAGAAGAATGCGGCGAGCAGAACACAACATTTGAATAGCTTCAAGTATGATTTTGACAATGTGCTTATCCATCATGAACTTCGCAACTTCTTCGGGAAATAAGGATAGAATAAAGAGATTCATTGGATCGCGATTTGAGTCTTGTCTTGAGTCACTGAAACATATAAAAATAAGTATTTAAAAATCAATTTATATTTTTTACATTGTATTTTATTCAAAGATAATCCATATTTTAAACGAGGTTTATTTTATGCATTTTTTTATTTAGATATATTAGCATATTAATTAAAATTTAACACATTCACAATTTAATGAATAAAATTTTTGTAAGAAAGAATATAACCTCACTTTCAATATTATTATTTATAACATTATTTAGTATCATGGTTTATTTTAAGCCGACTTGCGTTTTTAATAAAGATGGAACCATGCGTCAATTTGGAATAGGTTACAGAAATAAAACAATTATACCCATTTGGTTAGTAGTAATAATAATGGCATATTTATCATATTTATTTTTATTATACTTGAATACTTATACACATATTTAATTTAAAATACTATTTCATTTAAAATACTATTTCATTTAAAATACTATTTCATTTTAGTTTTAGGCGTTTTATTTTTTTTTTCTATTAATTATTTATAAATAAAGTAGAATGGCAAAAACAAGGTGCAAGCGTGGTTCGCGAAAGTGTATTTCAGGTTGTGTTGTTAAGAAACCGTATCAAAAGATAAAAAAATGCGCCAAGGGGTCTAAAAAATGCGTAGATCAGGCGTGTCATAAAAAGACGGCAAAACGTGGCCGTAGTTCTCCCGTGAAGAGCAGTTATTCGCTTCGTTCTCGTGTCCCTAAGTAAATAAATAAGAGCAAGTAGTAGTAGTAACACAACGACGAGGTAACGTGGACTTTTTTGTGTAATTTATTATATACTTACGTGTTATATGTGTGTGTATATAATAAATAATATAACAAATATATTTTATACTGTGTTGTGACGTGTTAATCAATATTCCGGGACATGACGCTTGAATAAACAGCCGTGGGAACTAACACCTTCAACTTCGTGAATAATAGTTGCATCTTGAAATAAACAATTTGCAACCCATATTTTCATAATGCAAAAGTTCTTTTTTGGAGAAATTGTTATTCCATTAATATGAGGTAATATTTTTACATTTTGAGACATTGTTTCTCCAACTAACAAGTATGACATTTGTTTCCAAGCTCCAGGAACATCTTTATTCACAATTTTATATGAAAAACAGCCACCATTTCGATTTCTTTCATCTTCCCATATAGGTTGAATGCCTTTGCGCATCAAAAACAACATACAATTGATAATCAACTTTGGCGGAAGCATTTCAGTAACTGTAATGGCTTGTTCTACTGTATCAAATTCATAAATTTTTGTATAACTTTTAATGCTCCAGTCTGTGTCGTGTGGAAGATGTGCCCAAAGTATCCACGTGTCCGACAAAGTGTGAAGTGGTGATGGTGATGAATGCTGCGATATGTCAGAATTGTTTATATTACTAAAGTCGTCTTCATCTTCCTTTTTTGTCGACGACGCGAACGGGTCTTCTTCTAACGATGTCATAAATGGAATATAATAAATATAATCAATCAATATGTTTATATTGATTTTAAAAAATATTAATAACATCAAAGTTAAAAGCTTATAATTTCATAGTCATCTACTTTTACCAACAACATTGAATATTTGCCAAATTTGTGCATTGTAATTTTATTGGTTATACATGTGACAGTGTATTCGCAGTCATTATCGGCGAAACATGTAACTTCGTATTCTTTCAGCATGTACCATGTTAAAAATGTGTGGTCAAGTATATTATTTCCAACCACGTTGAAATTGTAAGGAAATGTAATATCAATGTCGTATGTTTTCCCTCTGTATTCGAGCGAACACACGATCATTCCTGCTTTTGAAATTACGAGGTCATTTGGTGAAATCAAATAATTATTTTCTATAAATTTCCTGTGCAACTTTGTATAATTTTTATTTTGTTTACTCCTGTCACTTTGTTTACTAGTACAATTATTTTTTTGGTTATTCACTTTATCAAAAAATAGTGTTTGCATTATGAAATCATAAGGAACAAATTGAACCGTATTATTTTCTTTATTTTGTTTCATAATGAGTAACTGTTCTTCCTCCACTTTTTTTTCTTGTTGATGACTTTCATCGTCTGGAGAATCGCAGGTGTCACAGCCATCAAACGAGTGAGAATTCTGCGATTCGTCATCATCTTGAAAATCGCAATAATCATTTGGGTTTCCTAAATAATTTGATTCTTTGAAATCTTTCATTGTTTCAAATTGTTCACATTTCATTCCATTTTTTATTACTCTGATTTCATAGTTTGTGTATGAATCATTGTTGTTGTCGTCATCATCATGGTTGACGGTTTCTTCATTTTTACTTTTACTGAATTTATTTGAAAAAAATGATTTTAATTTATTATAATTGTTATTTATTTTTGTGTAGACATACACTGCTTTATAGGTGACTAGAGTTAGTGTTTGAGTAAAAGTATTTGTTTTTACAAAGGAATATAACATATAACCACCAAGGGCAATCATCAACTTGATGCTTGTATCATAACCTACGTCTACACATTCACAATAATCATTGTATTTTTTTGTAACAAAATTATTGTTGTTTTTGTAGTGTTGTTGAAACAGAAAAACCATGGGTAAAGTTAACTATATAACAATATAATATATTATTATAAATAAATAAATGTTTATGTAATTATTTTATTTATTTATATTATTTTATTTTATATATTTATTTGCAATATTTGTACATTTGTATATGTGTATTTTTTTTGAAAAAAATGTGTTACATTATTACGTTACCGGATTGAAAACGCCGCATGCTTTTCCAAGGGCGGCGCTTCCGTCGGAACAGCAGCCGTATTGCGTTCCAGCGCATCCGCCGATAAGTTTTCCTGGAGCCAGTGAAGTTTTGGGGTCTAACACAAGGGATGTCCCCGAGGGGCACGGGTTTGGAGATGTGCCGTCGTCACAACATCCGTATTGCGTTCCGGCGCATCCGCCAATGGTTTTACAGTTGCTTCCTTTTTCATTTTTTTTTGCGGTTACTCCATCGTCACAACATCCGTATTTCGTTCCGGCGCATCCGCCGATAATGTCTTTATGATGATGCGGGTGTGGTGGACAATTTGAACCATAGTAATTTCTTTTTGCGGTTACTCCATCATCACAACAGCCGAAACGTGTTCCAGCACATCCGCCAATGTCTTCGTGGCGTTTCCTGCGTTCAGGTCTTAAATTTGATTTATTTGGAATTCCGAATACAAAAAAAAGAATTGTAGTAATGTATGTCATTAAAATAAATGGTATAAATACAATAAACCATGATATTATTCCAAGTCCTGATGCACATAAAACATTTAATGCAACTGTAAAAATTATCATCACGAGAAATTTTAAAAATGCAGTACTCATTTCGCCTCGAAACATATCAATAAGTATTTGAATAATTGAAAAGGCTAAATATAATGATGCAGGTGGACAAATATATTGAAAAATCATTTTTATAGGAATAAACGTATATTATATATATAATATATAAAATATACTCAAGAAATAATAAAATTATTTGTAATGCAACAATATTATTATAAATTAGTTTATAAACCTATTATTTACGTTTAAAAAATGAAGGTTTCCCATTTTTAAATTTTCCGACAATTTCCCCGACGTCATTATTAATGCATGAATAAATGTCACCATTTTGCTCATTTGTTGTATAATATGAAACATTTTTGATTACAATTTCAAAAACTTCTTCTTCATCTTCTTCCTCCTCCGCTTTTGCTGGTTCCTCTTCCTGTTCTTTTGCTGGTTCCTCTTCCTGTTCTTTTGCTGGTTCCTCTTCAGATTCTTTTGCTGGTTCCTCTTCAGATTCTTTTGCTGGTTCCTCTTCAGATTCTTCTTTTTCTTCCTCTTCAGACGCTTCCTCTTTTTCAGACGCTTCCTCTTTTTCAGATGCGTCCTCTTCCTCTTCAGATGCATCCTCTTCCTCTTCAGATGCATCCTCTTCCTTTTCAGATGCGTCCTCTTCCTCTTCAGATGCGTCCTCTTCCTCTTCAGATGCGTCCTCTTCCTCTTCAGATGCGTCCTCTTCCTCTTCAGATGTTTCCTCTTCTTTTTCTTCCTCTTCAGATGTTTCTTCATCAGGTGCTTGTTCTTCTTCATGTTCTTCTTCTTCTTCAGAAACCGTTCCAAAATAAAAATCATTTTCAGAATTTTTTTTATTCGTTTTATCTGTTTTCAAGAAATCAGTCAAATCAGTCAAGTTACTTGTTGCATTATCTTCACTTAGTGAGTCATGAATATTCAATGTAATTGTTGGTTGTTCATGGTCATCTTCGCATTCGCACTCAATGTCGTCAAATTTATTTTCTTGTTTCATTCTCTGTAATTGTAATGAAAGTTCTAAATTTTTGTTGCACAATTCTTTCACAAATGGGATTTGAAGTAATGCGTCATGAGTAGATTTATACAAATCATAATCTTTGAACACGTTATCAAAAGAAATATTTAAATTACTCTTGATGGAATTTGTTACATCTTTTAGAAGAGATGAAATGTCGACTTGAATTCCGCGAATGTCAATTACAGTATGGGTACCATCTGTGTATTTTTCTTGAGTTTCTTTATATTCCATTTCTCGTGCGTTGGTGTATATGTAATATAAAAATTCGTTTAATATGATTTAGAAAATATTTAATGTAGTATATAAATAACGATACAACGAACTAATGAACAGTGAAGGAAACAACGAATTTACAAGTGATGATATATTAAAACAAAAAATGGAATATAGAAAAAAACAACAAATTCAGTTTATTATCTCTCAAACAAACTATGATGAACAAGAAGCGCTCGAAAAACTTGAGTCGTGTAACAATGATGTTATGAAAGTGGTAAGTGATTATCTTGGCATTACGCCAAAAGAAGATCATGATTCAAAGAAAACTAAAAATCAAAAAATATATTCTGTAATAAGAAACATTATGGACAAGGGTTCAAATAATTTTAGAATGCAACAAGAAAGAGCGAAAAAAATACAACAGGTAAATGAGTTAATAAAGCGCAACCAGGCTGCTGCTGCTGCTGTTAACGTTTCTGCCAACAATGTTTCCACTGATGAAAGTAAAAAAGAAGTAGATGTAGAGTTATGTGATCAATTTAAAAATTGCGTTGAGTGCAGTGCTGTTACTTGTGACCATAACTGTATGAAAAATAAAAATTTTATTTTGAAAGAAAAGATTGACTGACACGTAAAGCATTACAAAATGCAATAATAAAAGTATTTGAATATATATAAATGGCAAAAGTGAAAACTAAAAAAAATGCAGTTTCTTTATTTGGTATAAACGACTGTAACAAGCCAAGAATAAATACCAAGAAAAATTATGAGTATCGAACTCGTAAGATATACGCTAGACCAAACACTCTGAAAAAATATTCAAAGTATCCATTTAAAAGTATCATATTATTTCCACATGATTTAGGACAAACTAAACACGGCGTTGAAAAAGCACCAAAATTTTTAAAAAAGTTCATAAATAAAAGAAAACACAACGTGTATAATGTTAAAAATGAAAATGATTTTTTTGTAAATATTGATAACTTGTATAAAATAAACAAAAAAACGAAAGGAAAAAAGATTAACATTGGCGGAGACCATTCAATGTCAATAGCTACCATTGCTGACACTATGAACACGCATCCTAATGCAAAAGTAATATATTTTGACGCTCATGCCGACATTAACACATATAAAAGTTCTAAGTCAAAACATTTTCATGGCATGCCTTTAAGTTTTGTAACTGGTATAGATAAAGATAAGCGATTTTACTTTATAAAAAATAAATTAAAGTTAGAAAATTTATTATATATTGGTGGAAGATGTTGGGATATATTTGAAAGAGACTTGATATATAAACGTAATATTAAACATATTGATCCAAATGAACTCAATAATGACTTTGAAAATACTATGAATAAAATATTGACATTTGCTGGAAACTCTCCACTACACTTATCATTTGATGTGGACTGTATGGATAAAAGTTTAGTTCCATCCACCGGTACAGCTGTCAAGGGTGGAATAAAAATGGACACTGGTAAAAAGGTTTTGGATGCACTTAGAAATTACACGAATATTGTTAATGTGGATATAACTGAGTTAAATCTGGACTTGGGTTCAAATGCTGATGTTAAAAAATCTGGCAAGAACACAGTTGAGTTATTTAAATATTATTTAAATTAAATTTATATATATATATAAATAATAGGGCGGTAAATAAAAACTTACAATGACAGAAAAATCAAATGTTATACTATCAACGCTTATGACGTATGATTTTAACAAATACAAACCTTTAGGAATCGTGCGAGGCATAAATGTTCACGGTGTCTCGCTTTTTAGAAATATTATCGGAAACCTGTCATCGCTTTTTGGTGGTAAAAATGATGCGATTAATAAAAAAGTAGACGACGTGTACAATGATGCAATCGATGAACTTATAAAAAATGCAATGATAATGTATCCTGGAGTCGTAATGATTTCTGGTGTGGAAGTTACGCTAAGCGAAACAAAAAATGTTATTATTTGCGTTGCCACGGGAACTGCACTCACAACGTCATCAAGTTCACACTTAGAAGCGCCCAAAAAGGTTCAAACAACAAGACGAAAAACTTTAAAATAAAATAAAATAAAATAAAATAAAATAAAATAAAATAAAATAAACTGAAATGAATTTATTTTATTTATTTTACACCAAAAACTTCATTGATTATGTTCGTTTTATTTGACTTTTTTTTCAATTGATTTTTACGGATACCATTATTTTGAATGATTTTATTTCCGACTAGAAAGTCGTTGTTATCTTCATACAGTTCAGGCAAAACGTGCGTAAGCGGTTTATTAATCATATAAATAAGTTGTTCGCTTTTGAACAGTTTTCGGTACTCTGAAATGGTAAGATTTCCATAGTACTTGTTCAATAAATAATAAGGATTGGGGGCCGGTTTTATACTTTTTTCATAATTGTATATTGGACCATACATGGAATTAAGTAAATGATAGCGTTCAAATTTTATTGACGTGTCAATATTTTCATTCATAAGAAAAGCGACCGCGCATTCCGGATGACAAAAACATCCATAAACATTGCACACGTCTTTGACTATTGACTTGGGAATATATATTGAAGGTGTGTCAAAATCGTATGTGCACCAGAAACATGCAGAACGATGTGAATTAATGAGCTGAAATGTATCATTTTTATTATAACTTATTTTGAGCTGTGATATTTTCTTCCAAATATCTTTCATTGTCGCGTTGCTATCAGAGTCTACGGCGTCATCATGTTGACTAGTATATTTGTTTTTATCTTTCCAGTCAGTAAAACTGTCGCCGCACGTTGAAGCAGGACAGTAATTCGTAAATGTAGAAGGATCATAAAGTATTTTGGCATTATTGTTATCATCGGGTTCATAAGCAGTCATCGCCATTTTTAAAGGCGAGTTGGAAGATTCGACAGAATCAGCAGATGAAGAAGAGTCGGTATAATTACAAACCTCCGATCCACATAATGTTTGGTTGTTGTGGTTGTAACACAAAATTTCATTTTCATGATGAACAGCGACCTCTGCATCCGATGAACCTATAATATTTGAAACATTCAAATCCGAGAGAACACATTTTAAATGTAAAATGATATTTGGAAGTTCTGGAATATTATTTTTATGCACAAGATTTTCTTTTATTATTTTACCGCCTCGAGGCTTTCTACCTCTTTTTTTGTGAATAACTGGAGGAGGAGGATCGTTGCTGGTGACATCTTGTGAAATAATCACGTTATTATTCAATGTGTCGGGTTTAATAAGTTTTTTTCTTCCTCTCTTTTTTTTCTCCACGGCTGGTGGCGGCAACGGTTCTGCATATTCAACAGCGGCTGTAACGGTAACGACAGAGTTGTTATCATCAACATTAGTAGTCGTATTTACTACTTTGACAGCACAAACAGTGGTACTTGGAGATGATGTAACGGCAGTATTAGCATTATGTTTTGGTTTCATTATATTATAGTTTACTTACAGTTAAAGTTATATTTATAGTAAACATATAACTTTATGGTTTATATTGTTTTAATATATTTTATAACGTTTTTTATTTTATCTCTCTTCTCTCTACGAGTGAAATTGTAAAATTGATATATTATTTTCTTTTAGTGCCAGTACTGGCATCAGTAACAGCACACTTCTCCAAAGTGGAATCCGGGTCTTGAATACTGTAAGGATCTTGAATATTTAAACACCATTTTTGTGGGTATCCACTTTTTACACAACTTTCATAGTTTACGTCAGAGCCTTGATATGACTCAATGAGCGATTTTGATATTAAATGTTTATTTTTGTATATGTAGTAGACAAGTGCTTCTAAAATAACAAACATTATGAAAAAGATTGTCAGCAATATTATTTTGTTCATTTTTATAACTACAGTAGTATACATACCATATATATTTTTTTTATAGATTTGATTTGTATTAAAATTGATTTTTGAAATAAAAACCTTGAGTATTTATTAAGGGTACAGATTTTTACAAGCAGTTAGAGTTAGATGGTATGAGAAAAATAAAAATAATACCAAGACCGAAACAACCACCCGGGCTACCCGGGCCACCCGACGAAGAATTAGCACAACAACTAGCACACCGTAACGATGAAATTAGTAGTTTAAAAGGTGACATTTTTGATTTAAAGAAAGAATTGCTGGACTTGAAAATCCAGTTTGAATATTTTAAAAAGTTCCAGCAGCAGCAGCAGCAGGAGCAGCAACAGCAGCAGCAACAGCAGCAGCAACAGCAGCATTTGAACCAAGGATGTTGCAGGTGTGATTTTGTAGAATGGGTAAACACGTTGGAGATAACTCCTGATGATTTGGAAAAGTTGTTTAAATCAAAAGATGTGTGTGACTGGACATGCATGTTTGTTGTAAATAATTTGAATAAAAAAACATCTGAATACATTCCGATTTGTTCAGTGAAAGGATCGAGAAATGATATTTTGATTTATACTTCAAAAAGTTGGAAAAAACTGACAGATGAAGAATTATCAGTTCAGTTTATGAACAAACTCTTCAAGAAGATATTAAGAAGTTTTACAGACTGGAAAAATGAAAACTACAAGCAAATTATGATAAACGAAAAAATTGGCTCGATATATCATACGAATAATGCTCGAATTCTAAGTTTTAACGATAACGCTACAAAGTTAAAACTTAAACTGTTTCATGCTCTAAACACGAGAATGAATGAATGAATTGCAAACATACCTAAAATCCAGGAGTGTCAGTAAAAACTTCAATTGAAGCATTACTTGAACCCTCTGACTGAAACTGAAGGAGTAAGTAGTAACCGATAATGCAGCTTGCATAAACAACCACAGTATCGCGCATCAAGTATTTGAGAGGTCTAGGTTCTTCAACGGAAAATCGCATTTCTAAAAATTTTACTAAAAAAAATACGGTAGATATAACAGATCCGACTACAAAAATGTTGTCCATTTTGATGTTTGTGATAGTTGTTATTTTTTTATGAAAATAAAATTGTTCTTTATATTCTATAAATTCAAATATTAATTGTTTTTTTTACGAATCAAGTGAAAATACGTCCACATCTAAATCTCCAAGGTTTACAGGGTCGCCTATGCGCAGAGTGTCGTTACTGTCGTCATCATCACCATCATCATACTCATCCTCTTCTTTACGTTTTGCAAAGTTTCGAATGCTTATTTCTTCTAATCTTTCTAAAGTTTTTGGGGCATTTACAAGTGTTTCTGCATGTTGTTCCGAGTCAGAGTCTAAAACTCTAACTCTGTCAATATCATCAAAAGTGATGGTTTGGCGCTTTGTTGTTGTCAGGTTGGGTTCTTCTAGAGCAGCAGCAGGGGGGGTAGGTTCGTCTTGTTCTTGTTGCATGTTTGTTTCTTCTTCCTTTTCTTCCTCAACCGGATCTTGTGATATGATTTCTTCCGTGTCAACTACTTCAGTGTCTTCTTCAATGAACTCATCCTCCATGTAAACTTTCAACAAGTGCTCTATTGGAATACTTTCGCGCACGGTGTTAAGAATGCATTCTTTGACAATAATTTCGAGCTGGCGGTTATGTTTTTGAATTTGCAAATGCTGTTTGCTTTTTTCAAATAAAAATGCATTCAAATACACTTTCCTAGCAGTATTAATATAAACTTTATGAATAAATTCAGACAATTTGGGTATAGCAATGTCAATTTTTTTTTGTTTACTTCCGGCTCGCATGCATGTCAACATTTTAAGCTGAACAATGTGAACACATGTAATGAGCTCTTCAATGTGATTGCAGCCACTTTTTTCTACAATGCGCATTGCCTCCTGTTCTATAATTGTAGCATTCCATTTTGGCACACGCATTAAAAAGTTTTGAAATGTCATCAAGTATTTTGGCGCTTCGTCATTATCCATGCACAGTCTCCATGCTTCATCAAATATTGATTTCAAACCCAACATGATTTGGGGTGTTAATAAATTTATAAGACGAGCACAAAACTCATTTCGAGATTCTTGTAAATTTCCAAGCACAAAGTCATCCATTTGAAACAAAAAATTTTTGCTTTTACATGAACGATATATTTTCTAAAGTTAAATCAGTACGAAATACTAAAAAATACAGTATAAATAACATTAACAATTTTTCATTTCTAAATTCTCTCTTTACTTTTTGAAATGTAATCAAATATTCATATTTTTTTAGGTCTTTTATTTTAGAGTTGTATTCAATATAGTAAAGTAAGTCGCTACTACAGTATGCCTTATCATACAGTTTTGAAACAAGTAACATACATTCAGAAATAACACGTTGTTTTTTGCTTTGAAGATGAGTTTTGACACTGTCATCATGGTGATCCATGTGTGTTTCTTCGTATTTCTTTATTATTCCAGCTAGAGCAGTTTTTAAGTACAGTCTACGTTTTGTGTCAGTGTCTTTGAAAGCGTATATATTATTCAAGTTGTGCGTGTGTAAATTGGTTACACTGTTATTGATGATCGGTTCGGGCACATAAATTTCGCAAAACCTGGACAGTATTGGTTTGAGTAATTTATATTTATCTTCAACTACAATGAAAAAACGGGTAGAACGACTGAACAGTTCAATGCAGCGTCGTAAAGCGGATTGAGCGTCAATGGTGAGTTTGTCTGCATTTAGTAAAACAACTGTTTTGAATATGTTTCCATCTTTTAAATCAACGTTTGTTTTTGAAAAAAATTTCAAATCTTCTCGAATAAAACGAATGCCTTTTCCATGGGCACAGTTTACATTCATAACATAATTCTGTATTACCGATTTATCTCCATTATATATACTGTGAATAAAATCAGTTACGAGAACATTTTTTCCGCAACCGGATTCGCCATGAAAAATAATATTGGGAATTTTTTTTTGTTTAATAAAATATTCTAGTTTATCTTTGATGTCACAGTGTATTTTTAATTTTTTTATTTCTGAGTTTGAAGTTGAAATAACTGTGTTTGTTGTGTTTGTTGCGTTTGTTGCGTTTGCATTTACATTGACTATACTCATTACTGCTGGCGGTTATGCGAATGTGCGATTGTGCGGTTTGTTGTGTGGTAAGTAATATTAAATAGTTTGAAAGTATATACTATTTAATATTAACTATAAATTAATTATTATATTGTTTATATTTGCAAATATTTGTATTTTATTTATTTAAATATATAGGATAAATTGCGTGTGTATTTTACTGGAATAATGTGTTCTCGACAAACTGGTTTGCCTAACAAAAATGTGACGTGGTTGAAACGTTTGCCATACTCAAACTTTTTCTCTCCATAATACATTATGAAACCAGTTATGCCGATACATGTAAGAATATAACCTAATATTGTATCAATTCTGTTGTATCTATCTTTCAACTTTTTATCCGCGGTATTTGTCATTTCATTTATTACAATAAATTTTAGGCATAAAATGATGAAAAATAATAAGAAAAAATTTTTATCCATTCGCGTCAAGATGATAAAGATAAAGTATAAAACAGCCGTTTGATAAAAAACAACGCTGGTTATTTTATCAGATTTTTCTGAAGTTAGAACAATTGCAAAAAATAAAATAAAAAATGCAAGAAAGTGTTTACAGTAAATATTTTCTGTAAAAAGTTTTTGAACTTGGCATGGAAATAACTGTGTGATAAAGTTTCCACCTAAAGTAACAAAAAAAATAAAAAGAGGATTTATAATATTTGAGTCCAAGTTGAATGTATTCATATATAAAAAATATACGGTATATATAATATACAAATAATAGATATTTCAATTTTTCATATTGTAATGTCAACGGCAGAAACTCCAATACCAAAATTTAATTTAGAAGCATTTAATCGCGTACTTAAGAATGAAATTGATAACCACAAACCGACTGACGCGGTACGTAGGTTGTTGAAAAGTGCTAGAAGTGATATGATGGGGGTTTATCAACACATCCTCCCAGAGTTAAAGAATTTAACTACTTATGAGTTATATTGTTACAGCCTTGATACTAGAGAAATTGTTGAAGAAAATATTGATGATTTCAGTAGAAATATACGCGAGGACATTGTAAGAGCATCAAGTTTATATGTTAGAAAGGAAATGGTTACTTTAAAAGATTCTAACGAGGGTACTTTAGAGGATGGTTTAAATAAAATATTTAGTAAACTTTATGGTGCTGTGCGTCATAGTGAACTTGGTCATAACAAATCTTCACAAGATATTGAAGTTTTTGTCTACAAATTAATAATAAAAATTTCAATTTTTATAAATCCCTCTATAGTTTCAACAATTAGCGGACCAATTAGTTTTGGAAAATTTACATTGAGTCAGTCTTCTGAAGAACGCTCAGTTTCAGTATTAGATTATCATTTCAATTTTAAATTTAAGCTAGACTTACAGATTACATTGCTAAAAGGTAACGGTTTTATTAAGGGTAGCCCATTTCAATGCACAATTAACTATGGTTGCATACTTGATGATGCTTGCATGCGTCAAACTAAATTAACCGACGTTATTACATTATTAATAAGTAAGACAGAAGAATTATACACAGAAGAAGAAATGGAAAATCTAGAGATATTGTCATTGAATGCTTTTATAGAAAAAACGACACTGGAAAAGTCATTAATTAAGGAACGTCTTAAATTTGGTAACACACTTGATTCTTCACTTGATGTTTCGAAAAGCAAACCGCGTTTACCGTTACAACATAAACTAGAAAATTTGATAAGTGAAGCCATTCAAAGTAGTTTAAAACGGAAAATTTTGAGTACTGGTGGTGGAAGAAAATATTTTTCCATGAAGCGAAAATCATCTCGTAGGAATAAAACGCGAAAGTTCGGTTCAGGTTATTGAGTCGGTATAAATTCCCAATTGAGTTCAAGACATATTTTTTTCCATATTTCATCTTGCTCAATTTGTTTCTCTCTATCTTTAAGCAAAGGAAAATAAGGAAGGAATTGTTTTTGCCCAATGAGTTCGCACAATTTGTAAATGGTGTAGTAGTAGTTTAAAAAGTTGACTCGGTCATCAGGACAGAACTTGGCGTACGGTCCTTGTATTTCCATAAAAAGATTACATAACAATTCTTCCAAATTAGGCGTCATTGTTGGTGGTTTGATTCCGAGTTTATCTTTTATGAAAGGAATATGTTCATAAAATTTATTGTAACCAAGTTTTTTTAAAATATCTTTTGCTTTTGAGTTTGTAAATTTGGAGAGACTTATTCGTTCTTTTTTTATTTGTAGTTTAATATTTTCAATAACTTCGGGTGGAATTTGCGTGGTTTCTTTCGCTTGAAATTGTGCCATTATTTCTTTAAAGTGATTTATTCGTTTGTAAGCATAAAAACACGCCTCTTTGGGCGGTTCTTTATAAGATGGTTTTTCATTTTCAATCAAATACACAACATATTTTGAACAGTTATTGCACACGAGAATGCCTTCGTGTTCAACCGGAATAAGTTCGCCACTTTTACAGTGTTGGCAATTGCCGGTTTGAAATGTGAAATCATTTATGTTGATAAACGTTTGGTCAATGTTGGACAAGAATTTTTTTACATTGTTATCATTCATGGATGTTAATTCGTTGACACGTTCAGTAGAAGTGTCAATTTTAAAAAATGAGTTCAAAATTTTTGTTTTATTATTTCCATTTGATATCTCTTTTTTATTTTCAAAATAATCGAAAATATATTTAGAGTTATTCAAGTAGTACTGTTTTATATTATTTCTATGAGTGCGGAGTTCAGTTTTAATTTCAACCAGTCGGTCTTTTATTTCAAGTTGTTTTTCAATTGAAAGTTTGCTTTTATTAGACATGACAGATGTGTTATTATTTTCATTTCCACCAGATCCAGAATCATTTTCAGTTTCATTATACTCATAGTTGTCATCATGATTATCGACATTTTCATGATCACTGTCACCGCGAATAATTTTCTGAAGTTTATTTTTTTCAGATAAAAGATTTGGAATAATAATTTTTTCAATGTTTGAAAAATACAGCTGCATTTCTCTGTGTCGATTATCTAGAGTAGCGATACTTTTATCGTCTACTGTTATTTTTTTATTTGTTTTATATTTGAACGATGGCATTAAATATAAAAATTCAAATAAATATATTAATATTTGGTATATAGTATTATATTAAAAAACTTTAATAAGATATTTGCATATATATTTTAATTATGATTTCTAAATTTTAGAAAAGACTCGGCAAATGTAAAGTAAGATTTTCTCATTTAACCATAACAACCCAAAATCATTTAACAGTCAAGTATATAATAAAAAGGGTATCTAATGGATAATAAAGGCGAAACGGTTCATTGTGGTGGCACGAAAAGTGTTAATAAGGATAGTCATAGTCGCCACAACAACATTGATGGTGATGATATTGACAGATGTGAGTGTTGTTGCGATATGAGTGTATTAATAAAATATTTAGAAAATAGTTGGACAATAAAAAAAAATGTAAATTTCGATCATGATAAAAATGAGAAAGAAAAAGAATATATTTTAAAGAAAAATTCAGGACGAAGTGTAAAAATAAAAATAGTCAGACTGAAAGAAGATTTGAAAAAAAATGAAGTGAACAATGATAAAGTGAATAATGATGAATGTGGTGAAGAAGAGTTATCAAATATAAAACGTGATAAGAAACGCACATTACTATCTGATATTTGTTTGAGGAATTTTATATATAATGCTTTAGAAAATGAATGGAAACTGAAAAAGAGAGACAATAAATATTTTTGTTCAAAAAGACATAAAGGCGATAAGCGTGTGTACGAAGCTGGTTATTTGAAAGATTTTTTATTAGATAATTTAACACTGTAAGTTTTCATATTTTATGGCTTGAATATTTTTTGTTTAGGTAATATTTTTTGTTTAGGTATTTTTTGAGAATGTTTATTTTTCATAGATGAAAGTATTTACATTTTTTGTTTTTGTGTATTTAATTCAATTATTTTATTTAATTTAATTAAAAATAAAAATGTAAAATTTTTTTCTTTAGCAATATTATAACAACATAAAATGGCAGGAGGATTAATGCAACTTGTAGCCTATGGCGCCCAGGATGTTTATTTGACGGGAAACCCTCAGATTACTTTCTGGAAAGTATCTTACAAACGTCACACCAACTTTGCAATGGAGTCTATTGAACAGACTTTCAACGGACAGGCTGACTTTGGTCGTCGCGTGACTTGCACTATCAGCCGCAACGGCGATCTTGCATACCGCACTTACCTTCAGGTAACTCTTCCTGAAATCAACCAGAGCATGAGGAACGTCAACGACGCTGGCGCCGGTGTTTATGCCCGTTGGCTTGACTTCCCTGGTGAACAACTTATTTCTCAGGTTGAAGTTGAAATCGGTGGTCAGCGCATTGATCGCCAGTACGGTGACTGGATGCACATCTGGAATAACCTCACTTTGCCCGTTGACCAGACCGCAGGTTACTACGGAATGGTTGGAAACACCACTGAACTCACTTTTATTACCGACCCTTCATTCAATGATGTTGACGGTCCTTGTCAGAGCAATGCTCCTCGTCAGGTGTGCGCCCCCCGCAACGCCCTCCCTGAAACCACTCTCTATGTCCCCTTTCAGTTTTGGTATTGCCGCAACCCCGGTCTTGCCCTTCCTCTCATTGCTCTTCAGTACCATGAAGTTAAGATCAACCTTGATATTCGCCCCATTGATGAGTGTTTGTGGGCCGTTGGTTCGCTGAACACTGCCAAGTGCACAACTAATGGTGGTCGTGTTACTGCTGCTTATAACCAGTCCCTCGTTGCTGCATCCTTGTATGTTGACTATGTGTTCCTGGACACTGATGAACGCAGGCGCATGGCTCAGAACCCCCACGAGTACCTCATTGAACAACTGCAGTTCACTGGCGATGAATCCGTTGGTTCTTCTTCCAACAAGATTAAACTCAACTTCAACCACCCCGTGAAAGAACTCATTTGGGTCGTTCAGCCGGATCAGAACGTTGACTACTGTTCATCTCTTGACTGCAACCAGCTTCTTTACAAGTTGCTCGGCGCCCAGCCCTTCAACTACACCGACGCTGTCGACGCTCTTCCCAACGCAATTCACGCATTTGGAGGCCCTGAAGCCGTTGACGCGTACATTGATGCCTCCGGTCTCTTCTATGATGCCGGTGCAGGTGATGAGACTATAAGCTCAAGTAATCAGTGGTGGACTACTGGTTCCCTAGACCACGGTGGATCTTATGACCAACCCAACTTTAACTCCAGTATGAACTCCGGTGTGTCTGATGCTGGCACTTTCGTTCTTGCCGAGACCTCTCTTCCCCTGCATTGCTGGGGTCAGAACCCCGTCGTGACTGCCAAACTCCAGCTCAACGGTCAGGACCGCTTCTCTGAGCGTGAAGGAACTTACTTTGACCTCGTTCAGCCCTACCAGCACCACACCCGCACTCCCGACACCGGTATCAACGTATACTCATTTGCGTTGAGGCCCGAAGAGCATCAGCCAAGCGGGAGTTGCAACTTCTCCCGCATTGACAACGCAACTCTTCAACTCGTGTTGTCTAATGCTACTGTTGAGGGCACCAAGACCGCCAAAGTTCGTGTCTATGCTACCAACTACAACGTTCTCCGTATCATGAGTGGTATGGGTGGTCTTGCTTACAGCAATTAAACCATTTATCCGTAACAAAAAAATACAGTTACAATTTTATTTTAATTATATAATTAAAATAAAAATTGAAAATAAAAACAAAAAGCAAAACAATATAAAGACTATTGTTTTAACAACTAAAAAAAACGAATAAAATGGAGCCAAAATACGTTGAACATTTGTCAGAGCCGTGGTTTACACTAATCCAACTTGGATTGAAGACAGCTGAAGGAAGAAGAAACAAAGGAATATTTAAAGAGATGAAAGTCGGTGATATTATTGAGTGGAAAAATGATGACTTCAAGCCGAGGAGTTTCTTGACGCAAATTACCGGAAAGGCGGAATATCCGAACTTCAAAACCTATCTTGAAACAGAAGGATTAGAGAAATGCTTACCGAATATGGAAAAATACGGTATTGAACATGGACTAAGTGTTTATTACAAGTATTACACAAAGGAAGATGAAAAAGCATTTGGAGTTGTCGCAATAAGAATGAAAGTCATTTAGGAAAAATAGTATAATAACTAAATATTAAGATATTTATTTTTTCAATTATACATCGTTTGTATGTTTTATTTTTATGTTTATTTTTTTATTTAATATCCACCAACCCAATCGATTCAAAATCTAGAATGGATGACTCAACCGCACTTCATAGTCTTCAAAAATGGACTTGGTCATTCTGTCAATTTCTGGACCAGTGGAAAAGTCTTCCTCAAAATTGGAACGAAACATTGTCAGCGACAACTCATGTCGAATGCTTTCATCCGTGTTTTCCATGAACCAGTCTCTAAACTCATAATATGCTTTCCAGTATTTAATGTACCCTCCCATAATAAACAGCTTCAGCACGCTTTTCACATAGGTTTCATCGATCGGTGTTGCTTTTTCTTCAACAGTGGGATTCAAAAGTTCTTCATAGTTTAATTCTTTATCAAACTGACCTAGAAATCGGGCAATCAGTCTCGTGTCACTGTACCCTTTACAGTGTCCACCAAATCCAAAATGATATTCAAATTCTGAACGATGCACTTGTTTGATTGGGCGCTCCAGCGCCACAAGAATAGGCTTTCCGAAAACAAAGGTTTTTATTTCTGCAACACGGACGTATGTCTCTGCATATTGGTTATATTCCACAGCCCATTCAAGTCCGGTTTTGGCGTGCATTTCGCAAAATTGTTTTGAAAATACATCACTCACGGTGTGAATCATGTATCCTCTTGTAACATAATATTTTTTATGCAAATCTTTGAATTTATTTACAACATCACCTTTTGTAATTTTTTGAGCCGGCGTAGTAGTGGCCAGCAATGATTTTGATTCAGAATCGGCATAGCTCGTCATTTTGTGTATTGGACAGGGTTAGGTTGGAGTACTTGTTTTTGTGTTCCTATGCTATATTAACTGTGTCCGACTCTTTATATGGGTTTGCATATATTATTTGCGTTGGCATTATCCACACCTGTTATGCTATGCAGAAGAAAATAGTTTGTTCATGTTATCCGCTTCGAGTTTATTGGTAGAAGGTAAAAACAATTTTTTGATCAAGTCGTCGTCTCGAAATCGAATGGTGTAATCTTGCTGAATGCTGTTTCTGCCAACACGTCCCATTGCTTGAATTGTTTTTTCCTGCGTCATGTCGTGTAAATCGCGGCTAATGTATCCGTGGCAAAACTGATAATTTGTTCCATAAATGTAGTCAGAAGATGCGATAATTAAAAACAATTTTTGGTCCTGTGCAAGCTCTTTTATAATTTCATTATATTTTGCATTTTTGTGGTCTGTGATTGCACCGATGCCCATTAAAAGCAGAATTTTCCAGTGAGGTTCAATGGCTAACAACATGATTTTTTCTACATACGTGTCTTCAATGTCGCATGACCATGGCTTATTATTTTTATTTTGACTTATTTCAGCGGTTGCATCGTCATGCCATCTTTTCAAATGAGCGGGTCGATTCGGCACGAATAAATCATTGAGCGCCGCCCGCTTCACTTGCTCATTCAGCGCTTGCAACTTATTATTCAGTTCTCTAATTTCACCAGCATCCATTTTTTTATCGAAAAACTTGGTTGATTTCTTTTCTGTTTTTTTTGACCCCCCGTCTGCTCCTCCACCTGTCGCTCCAGCTGTTTTTTTTTCCGCGTCATTCAGTAAATCTTCAATGCGGTTTTCGACGCATTCAATTTGTTCGCACAATTTATTATTGTGTTGAATTGTCTCCATAATGTCGTCAATAAGCTGCGCCGGTATTTGCGCAGTTTGAATGCAAAAACTTGCTATTTTTTCAACATCATTTGTCAAGAAAATGGTAGGTCCGTCAGTAAGCGTGTGTGCATCTGATGTGGTTACATATCCGGTGGATTCATACAGGTTGTCAGCACCTTCTCCGGAATGAAAATGTTCATATATTTTTTTCCAAACAGCAGGGTCTTGTTTTATATTTTTTAGAAGAATTAAATAATAAATTTTGATGCTAATAAGTGTGATTTCATTGAACGATGAAAAATATCTTGAAATGCTGTATCGCGAATTTGCATATAGTTCATTCTTATTCACAAATGAAATGAATTCGCTTATTTTATTAATTCCGAAATATCGCAGCAATGTTTTATTTTTTTCACAATGAGCAACACTGCTAAGCACGTCAGAGTATTCCGAAAAAAGTGTGTGCGGAAGTTGAACGCAGCCGCCCTTGTTTACAATAGGAATTGATTTGCAACAGTCGTGACTCACAATACTGAAAACGTCTCCATTCGCAAACCGGGTTTTGAAATCTGCAATTGTCGTTTGCAGCTCCCTTTCGTGCGGAAGCGTTGCAGATGAAAGGATTACATTGGGGATAATGTTTTGTTTCCAATTTTTGTGAATAAGTTGATGGTATTCGTGTGTTTGATTGTCCATTGTAATTGTCGGTTCATCCCAAAATAGTATGATGTCTTCGGGCTTATTAAACGCGTTCATGTAAAACATAGCGTGTAAATAGGATTGAATGTCGCTAATAATGATTTCAACATTGTCTCCAACGCTGTTATCCACCTTTCGTATTCCGCCGGTTTTCCAGTCTCTTGTTGCTTCCTTCACTGCAAAATAATGCAGTCGTATATCATCAACGCTTCTGCATCCAAATGCAAATGCGATGCGCTTCTGAATTGATATTGCCGACTTGGCTAGCGCGAGTCCAACGTGGCGTGCTGCGCAAACGAATATTATTTTGTGTTTTTCGGAGAGACCGATTGGCGTGAGCGTTTTTCCGGTTCCTGTGGGTGCAATATATAAAATGAGCTTTGGATTTGGCACTTTGCAATACGTGAATATTTTTTTTTGGTGTTCGTACAGTTCAACGTCTTGGTATTTTGTGCACAAGTGGTTTTTTTCAATATAGTATTCAGAATATTTTATAAAATGAAATACGTCCAAGTCGTCCTCATACAGTTCAAGCAAATGTTTAACGAATGCAACAACATGCACGTTTACGTGGTCAATGTGATTTTTCAAATTCACCATGAGAGCATAATAATAAGACATCCAGCTACAACTTGAAATATCATTTCCGTTATCATCGTCGTCGTCACTGTCACTGTTGCTGTCATTACTGTTTTCGCTTTTATCACTGTTTTCGCTTTTATCGCTTTTCTCTTGTTTAAACTTATTCCAAATGGCCTTTTTATCGAGTAAAAGTTTGCATATTTTTAAAATGGTAAATTCGTATACTGTTTTAATATTGACTCCATCTTCATTATTTTTAATTCGAATTGCATCTATTTTTTTTATGGACCCTTGACCGTGTCCTTGTTTTATATGTTTACATTTTACAGTATCCGTCGTCGTCGCCGTCACTGAATGACATGCGGATACAGGTGATATTTTATGTTTTTTAATCATTTCGTTCACAATTTCTTCAAAATATTTTTTATATAAATGCGAGTGCATTTCTTCGTATGAAGATAATTTCAATACTCCGATCATAGAAACGTTTTTATTAAATTTTTTTTGAACATCATGATAACTGTCTTTGATTAATCTTATTATATCCAATTCATCAGAGGAAACCGGAATTTCCATATTATTCCATTCCGATTTTGTCAATTTTCCTTGAGAAAATGTTTGATTTTGATTTAGAGGCTGAGATTGCATGATGGGATGACAGGCTGAGTTTCGTTACTCCACTACTAATATAAATATACCAACGTATATTTATATTGGTAAGATATATAATATATGAAAAATTGTTGGTGGAAAAATAAAAAGCAGGGAACCTTAGGCTCCCTTGTATACCGGTAACAGGTTTCGATCCTGTGACCTTCCGCTTATAAGGCGATAACCATCTTCAATTCGGACTCTTGCGAGTCGTGGTGATAGACGACGGTGTTTTAGACGCTCTGCCGCTGAGCTATACCGGTTAAATGTTGCTCTAGTGCCTTGATGCACCTGTGCGATGTGATGTGTAGATATTCCCCCGACACGTTTCGATCGTGTGACCTCCGGCTCATAAGGCGATAACCATCTGTCTGTCGGATGTTTTAACAACGTGTTGTTGACTGACGGTGTTTACGGCGCGCTTCCACTGCGCTACGAGGGATGAAAGTTGCTCTAGTGCCTTGATGCACCGATGCGATGTGATGATAATATACCGGCAACCCGTTTCGATCGAGTGACCTCGCGGTTATGAGCCGCGCGCGCTGCCTCTGCGCCATGCCGGTTTAAAGTGTCCATGTGTGGACGGGTGCTGCTTCTGTAAAGCAACTGAATTGTAATCATACCGGCAACCCGTTTCGATCGAGTGACCTCGGAGTTATGAGCCCCGCGCGCTAGCCGCTGCGCCATGCCGGTTTAAAGTTGCCCCAGTGCCTTGATGCACCTGTGCGATGTGATGTGTAGATATTCCCCCGACACGTTTCGATCGTGTGACCTCCGGCTCATAAGGCGATAACCATCTGTCTGTCGGATGTTTTAACAACGTGTTGTTGACTGACGGTGTTTACGGCGCGCTTCCACTGCGCTACGAGGGATGAAAGTTGCTCTAGTGCCTTGATGCACCGATGCGATGTGATGTGATGGATACCGGCAACCCGTTTCGATCGAGTGACCTCGGAGTTATGAGCCCCGCGCGCTAGCCGCTGCGCCATGCCGGTTTAAAGTTGCCCCAGTGCCTTGATGCACCTGTGCGATGTGATGTGTTAAATGTCCCCGACAGGTTTCGATCCTGTGACCTTCCGCTTATGAGGCGATAACCATCTTCATTTCGGACTCTTGCGAGTCATAGTGACTGACGACGGTGTTTAGACGCTCTGCCGCTGAGCTACAGGGACTTTTTTTTTGGAACTACCCCTAAATATTTCTTTTTTTTATGCTCTTATTTGAAAGCCTTTTTTTTCGGGACTTGTCGAGATTCGAACCCATGTTCTCATTGGTGTATGAGTTGATGAATTTCTTGAACGGAAGGTTTTCCCACTCGACCATGCGCTCACCAGCACATGCTTATAACAGTATGTTGTTTTTTGATATACTAACATGCTGACACGGTCAGCAACTTACACATTTTCAATACTATAAAAATAAAAAAATAAAATAATAAAAAATAATAATTTGATGTTGTTGGTGATATTGATTGATATTGATTGATAACACTATTGATTTTTATTTATCTCTCTGCATTGTTGTGATTTTCATTTTTAATCTTTTATTTTCTTCTTCAAGCTCGTCGCGTTCTTGTTTGAGACTGTCGCGTTCTTTTACAACCCTGTGGAATACAGTCGTCAACTGTTTGAGTTCCCTTTCAAGACGCATCCTTATTTGATTTTCGTCATGCCATCCTTGCCACATTGTCCAAACCATTGTGTTGACTTGTTTTGTCTTTTTTTCTTGTCTGCCATATTGAGATAATATCATAAAAAAATCAATTTATATTTTTCTTCTCAATTAAAAAATATATATTTCATTACATAAAATTTACTGATTTTTAAACAGTTTCAATTTCTCTCCAACTTGTTCAATGCGACCATATTGATTGAGCTCTTTCACGTCAAATGGTTTTCCGCTTGAAGAAAGAGTGTCGAATGTATCATCCTTATAATAAACCTTGTTTGTTTTAAGCGAACGAATTAACCTTTCCCCATTTTCGCCCTTGTACGCTGCAGGAAGCATCTTAAACTCTTCTTCTTCTACAGCAACGTTTGCGACGAGTTCTTTTTCTGTTTCATCCAGTTCAATATTTGGAACATATGAAAATGAAGTAGAATCCGGCGTTCCCAAAAATTCAAAACACTTGGCCCCCTTATGTATTTTGCAGTCAATGGATGTATTTTTGACTGCGTCCAATAAGTCTCGATTTATTTGTTCCTTTTTTTTAGAAATATCAAACAGCGCTTGGTCCGTTGTTTTGCTGCTGTCGGTTGACTTGAGTTCTTTATTCAACGTTTCTTTTTGGGCTGGAGAGAAGACAGTTAAATATTCAAACACTTGCACCGTTTTTTCATCTTCTGGTAAATCTTCGTGACTGCAAATGCGGCGCGCTCGCCCAATAACTTGTTCAACGCGCACGGCATTCCAATACGGTTCGGTTACGTGAACAAAACGCACATTTCGCAAATTAATTCCCTCTGATCCTGATGCTGTAATCATAAATACTTTAATGATTTCTCCATATTTATTTTCTAATTTGCCTGATGATTTTTTCCTTCTCTCCAGATAACCTTTTATGTTTTGCGGAGTCGATGCAAAATCGCTATTGAATATGTTTCTAATAATTTCCTTTTCATCCGTATCTTCCGTTCCTGTATAAAGCGCATACATGGGTTTTTCCTGGTCTTCTGGCGCAATGTCTACAAACCATCCTTCGCCGTCTTTATCTTTTTTTATCTTGAACTGCGCAAACCCGTTTGCATTCAAGACAAGTGACATCATTCCAATACCTTCGAGAGAACGAAATTGACTATAAATAAGACTCAGCCCTTTATTATCCGGATTTGTAATATTTTCAAGCATTTTCAAAAACTTTGGACTGTATTCGTTCAAACGACCTCCTTCATCGCGGGGTTTCAAATCGTCTCTGTGTTTTTCATAGTATTCAAATAGTTGGCGTATTTTGTCGTTATAAGAGCCATCAACCGCCGATTCAACTTCTGCTGCTTCTTCTTCAACACCTTCTACGAATGTTTGTACCTCTCTGCGACCGACGGCGCCTTCATCTGTGAGTAAAAAAGCATCCACATTTTGTTCATTTAGTTTTTCTTTTTTCGGTCTTGCGGGTCTTCCAGTTGCTTCATCTGCAGGAGGAAAAACGAAGTTACAACAGAGTCGAGAGAAGATTCGATAAGAATTGGAAGAAACTTCATACATATTTTTATTTTTTTGAGACCGTTTTGTTTTTGTTATTTCATCAGTTCTAATATCAACGTATTCACTATATTGCATATTGCTCATTGGAACCGTTTCAAGTTTAATAGCTAGCAGTCGCGGCATGAGCTGTTCTTGCGCACTTTTAAAATATGATGTTAGACCGAGAATGCGACGCTGGAAAATAGGCAGCTCTTTTACACCGACAATTTCAAATGTGTCCGGATTTACTTTTAAAAACTTATTTTTGAAATCTTCAAATTTATCCGGAAGCGCGGTGAAGTTTGTAATAAAAGGGTCTTCTGTTTTAATATGTTCGGCGTCAAACATTTGTTTTATTTTCCGAAGAAATTGTTCATTTGATTCGTCTCCTGCCGCGTTTTTTATGACTCCGACATATTCACTTCCCTTCAACGCAGGTGAGAATCCAAATGGATTTCTCGTAATAGTAAGAGTTTGAGAAGACGGCGTATATTTTACATAGTCATAGTTTGCCACATTATATTTTTTCAGCATTGCAAGAATGGAAGATTCATCAAACTTTTGTTCTTTATCGACTGTTAATTTAAATGACCATGTTTTAATGTAACCGCGCAATATATTAAATAAGACGGCAAGTTCATTTGGATAGTTGATAATTGGCGTTCCTGTTAGTAATATTACTTTGGCATTATCTGCATTCTGCAAATATTTGTAGAGTTGTATGGAAATGTATGTTTTCGCTTTTTTTTCATCTGTTTTAGTTGGTTTTAGATTTTTAAGTTGATTGCTTATTGAGTTTACAATTCTGTGCGCTTCGTCAATAATTACCACAGCATTGTCAAATGGATTTACTTTTCCGTTATTTGTGAGTTCTGCAATTTTTTTTTTATTGAGACCGTTGTAATTAATGAATTTATATTTTGCCTCGATCATTTTATCTAGTTGTGCTTCCAGTTGTTGTTGTTCTTCAGTTGACAAATCTGGATAATTATTTTTCGAATTACTAACGTCAATCATCCAGGCGCCTCCATTTTCTTTTATCATGGCGACATCAATATTTAATATTGTTGCCAACTGCGCAATTTTTTCTTCTTTGTCTTTGACGTTTACATCTTTGATGGAAATAAAATCCCAGTGTTGATTTCTCTTGTAAAATTCATCGCCGCATTTTTTAAGATCATTTCTATAGTTTGCTTGGAGAGATGCTGGAGTCATAATTATAATTTGTTTTTCTGTTTTGATTCCTTCTGCAATTGCAACTGATGAGCATGTTTTTCCGCTTCCAAGTCCATGAAATAGTAGCAAACCACGATACGGAGTATACAAATTTAAATAATCTTTCACAATTTGTTGGTGCGGAAACAACGAAATTGCAGCGCTGTCTGTTTTTGCATTACTTATTTGTTCACATGTGATTTGTCCTTCTTTCCCAATAACATCTTTATACCTTGATGCAAAAAATTTGTTGATAAAATTGACGAAAATTTTACGATTGTTCATAAAATAAGGAGATGCTATTATTTTTTCTGAAGGAGGGTGTATTCTTTCTCTCAGCGCAACCGAACCAATAATTGTATCTGGGTCAACCACAACTTTACTTGGTTCTTTTTTTTCTTCTTTTTCTAATTGTTTTGGTTTTAAAATTTTAATTTTAATTTTCTTAGCGGGTTTCTCTTTATTTTTTTCTTTTTCTTTTTCTTTTTCTTTTTCTTTTTCTTTTTCTTTTTCTTTTTCTTTTTCTTTTTCTTTTTCTTCTTCTTCTTCTTCTTCATCTTCATCTTCATCTTCTTTTTCTGCAACCGGTGCAACAACGACTGGTGGTGATGGTGCTAGTGGTTCTTCTTCACCTTGTAATTCTTCTTCAGAAGGCATTGATAGTTCTTCTTGTGAAATGGGTGGCGCGGATCGTTTCTTTTCTTCGCCAAATTGTATTTGCACATTTTTCAATGTTAATCCGTTGCACACCGATTTCACGGACTTCATTGTGTATTTTCGAATAATGTCAACTATTTTCTTAAACTGGGACGCTGTCTGCACCTTTTTTGCTGTTGACAATTTTGAAAATGCGGTAGATGTAAGAAGTTTAATTAAATCTTTCTCAAATTTTTCCCCGAGAGATGTTCGTTTACCATTTTCATTTAATACAGGAATATTTGTATAAAATGTGCCGTCCATATTTTCAATTTCATTACAGTAAAATCGAAGTTTTCCTTTTACTTCTTTATGATTTATTTCCACTGCATACTTGTCCATAAATATTGCATCTCTCGCGTATGACATATCAAATCTCATTGCAACCGGAACAAACTCGTCGTCATTCAGAATGGTTCGAACATTTTTCAAAATAGTTTGGTATAGCTTGTCTGCAAGTTTTTTTAATTGAAAATGAATTTCATTTTTAGAGTTATACACAATATTATCAATTAATTTTATTTTATTTTTATCATCTCTCTCTATTCCAAAACAAAAATAATCCACAAACTTACCTTTCAAGTACCACATTCGATATTCATTTTTTCTACTTGAAACGATTTTATTATACGGTTCTGCAATGACAACGAGGTCAACATGATTTTCGCGAATAAAGTCACTATAAATGTCTACCAACTCGGAAATATTTTCATTCATAACAAAGATTTTATCTTGTGGAAACGCTTTTTCAATTTCTTTTGGCAATTCATTTTCGCTTGCCGCTTTTTGCGAGAGAACTAAATATACGTCTGTCATATCTGCTGAAAATCCATTTTTTACAATCACATAGTCTGTTTTTTCGTGCACAGTTTTAAAGTATGCAAGCATTTCCTTCCGCATTTGGTCAAAGCTTTTACCAGATTTTCCAGAATACGAAAACAGGAATGTTTTACTATGCGGTAAAACAAACTCCTCGTTTTCCGGCGCATCGTGCAAGTCGATGGAATAAGTTTTTGAATTTGTATAATAGCTAAAATCTGGTGGAGGGTATACGACGGTTCCATCTGATTGCAGTTTTTTATAGAACGCGTATGCGTCTGCAAGGTTCATTCCTGAAAAGAAACGTGGAACAGATTTATCAATAAATAAATCTTCAAAATTTAATAAAAGGTCCACCTTTTGTTTTTCGTGCGTTTCCTTTGTTTTTACTTGTACTGGTGTTGGTTCTTTTGTTTCCTGTATTTCTTCTCCTGGTTCGCCTGGTTCGCCCTGTTCACTTTTACTTGTTTGTGTTTGAGGGGTGTCGTCAGTACTTGGACTCAAGTTTTCCAATTCTTCTTTTCCATAACTTTCAATTTGTTTTTCTATTTCTTCGAGTTCTTTTACTTCTCTCTCTTGTTGTTGTTTCACGGCTTCTGCAAATGATATTCGAGGTAACCCCTCCTCGCCTTCACCTTCTGAATCCTCCTGTGATTCCGCCGCTACCAAAATATCCCGCTCAACCGGCTGCGCAACCTTTGAACGCGCTTTTTCGAGTCGCCTTTTTATCAATAGTGCGCGTTCTTCTTTCTTTCCTCCTCCGTCCATTTCTGCGTGATGTTTTTCACCTTGAATTTTTTGAATGTTTGAAATATAATCATCTTCAAGCAACTTTACAGTAAATCCCGCGCGTTTCAAAACATGCTCTAAATTTATATAAAACGGAGTCAATCCTTTTTTCGTTTTTATATTGTACTTGTTATTTTGAATAACGCACAGTTTACCCTTTGCATCAAAATTGGAAATGACGTCAAGCTCGTCTGCGGATGCTGATGACGCTGCCGCCGAAACAGATGCAACAAATGAATCTTTATTTTTTGCAATTAAATCACTTAGTGCCGGGTATTTTTCTCTCATCATTTCTTTGCAAAAACGAACATCATCTTGTCCTGACAATTTGTTTTTAAAAACCCACATTGGCGACTTGTAATCTTTTTTCTTATTATACCCGCTCGCACCGACCACTCCGTCAAAACGCGCACTTGAGCACCAGCCACAAACAAATAGCACCATCGGTTCAATAATTCGATGTTTTTCAATCCCTTTGCTGAAGTCGTCAATATGTATTACCATATTTCCATCGGGCGCCAATGTATTCCACGCAATGTAGAGCGATTTAAATAAAAAATTCACCATCCATTTGTCAAATGTTGAATGGGTGATAATGGACTGCTCGCCTTCTGTAGTAAATACTTCCAAATCAAAATAAGGCGGACTGGTAAAAATCAAATCAAATTCGCGTCCTTCCAGAATTGCCTCCGCGCTTTCAAACGGTGCATCAACCACTTTGTACTGGTCTTTCTTTGACTCCATGTATTCGTCAATCATGGCCCTGTATCCTGGTTGCAGCGACGCATTTGGGTCAAATGCCAAATAAGAATCGAGGTTTTTTGCTAACGCTGCAAGTAAGCGATCGCCCCAACCGGCGCTAATGTCCAACACACGCGTTTTTGTGCTATTTCTTAAAAAAGCATGATACACGGATGCTGCAAGGGTAGCTTTGAAAAAATTACATTCCATATTTTTATATTTTTCAGGGAGTTTACTGCTTAATTTATAAAATGATTCTCTCAAATTGAAACTTGTCAAATCTTCTTTTTCTTCCATGTATTTTTCAATGACCAGCTTCATGTAGTCCTTGTTGTTCCACGCGGCAAACGGAGAGAGCTGTTTGCCTTCGCGCTTGCATTTCATTCGTTGCAACCCTGTAAAACAATCGATCAGTTTATCCGTTTCGTAGTCGCCGGGTTGTGTGTTGATATACACGTATCCCAATTTGTAACCGTCAACAGGTAAATTCATTCTTTGCCACACTTCGCGCGGAAGTTTTTGTTGATAATTCGTATGTCGCGAGTCGACATTGACTACTTCCGGTTCATATTTTTTAAGTATTTGAAAAGCATCCTCTTTAAATTTCGGAGTGCAATATTCAGGCGGATGTGGGAATTTCAGCTCGCCGCTCTGTATTTTATCAATAATTTTTGTTGCAATGAATTCCTTGTCATATTTTCGGTATGTTTTTTCCGTCAAATTTAATTTTCCATCTTTTATATAGTCGTCAATATTGAATGATTCTGGTTCCATTATTAACTTTAACTAATAAATATTAATAACTAATAATACTAAATACTATATATATTATTAGTTATACATTTTGCTAAATCAATTTCTGTTTATTTATTATTTATATTTATATTTAATGATTTGTTGATTTATTTTTGAATGTATTTCCTTGAGTATCTTTTACTTTTTTTGATTCGTTTTGATTTATTTTTATTTGACTTGTTTTTTTTTTGAAAAATACTTTTTATTCTTCCTCCAGATATTATACAAGGAAAAGGAATTGAATTTGCTCTTTCTCTAGCATGATAATCGAGGACCGCTTGATTTATACGTTCACGTAGTTCGCGTTGATGTCGTTCACGTAGTTCGCGTAGTTCGCGTTCATGTCGTTCACGTAGTTCGCGTTCATGTCGTTCACGTAGTTCGCGTTCATGTCGTAGTCGTTGTTCATTCACTTGTTGTTCATGTAGTACGCGTTCAAGTCGTTCTTCATTCTCTCTTACTAAAGGTGGTATCTCTCGACCACCGTTCATTTTGTATTTATATTTTTTTGTGTCATTTTTTTTTCTACCAGTTATTTTATAGTTTTGAAAGTATGTCATGAAGTATTTTTGAATATCATATATTTTGTAATACATACACAAGAGAATATAAAATAACAATTAGATAAATTAGTCTTTTTTATGAATATTTCAAAAGTTCGTTTATGATTTCCTTGACGATTTCTTTTTTTTCATTTTTATAAACTTTTTAACTGACTTATTTTTTTTTTTAATATTTTTGTTATGACGAATATTTTTTTTTCGTTGTCTCCCTCCTCCTGAGACTGCACATTGACAATGCTGCTGCTGCATATACGGCTCCACTTCATGATCCCATAAATCGCCATATTTTATCCGATAATCTGTATTTTCTTTTTTCCATAATTCGTGTCTCTCAACATCATCTAAAGATGGTTCAGTCGGTGGCGGCGGGAGTGGTGACGAACGCCTACGTTCATTATTTTCAGCAGATCTTATCAAGTCAATCATAAACTCGAGTGATACTCTCGCTGTTAGTTGTCTTTGTGTTAATTTTGCTGTTAGTTGTCTTTGTTCTAGTTCTAGTTGATAACTCGTTACTGGAGCTGTCGCTACTAGTTGTTGTGGTGGTGGAGCTGACGCTACTAAATTTTCTATACTTACACGTCGTTGGTATGCCCCTTTGCCAGCATATTCATCATATAACTGTTTAAGTTCACCGGAAGTAAAATATTTAGACAAATAGTCAATGGGATATTTATCTTTGAACCTGTAAAGAGGTATTTTTTTTTGTAGTACAGTTTCAAAAATATACCTTGGAGAACAAGTAAGCGAACATCTCTCTAGAATTTGTTGAACTTGAGAATCAAGAAGGTCGGGATCGGGAACATCTGGAAACCTACTGTCAACATCTGAAAATATACTAAATTCTTTTTTTTTTCTACTAACAGGTAATATAATATCATGAGTTATCTCATCTTGGTTTTCGTCTAGTTGTATACCCGGTTGGTGAACAATAACCAAAGATTCTTTGTTATCTGGAAATATGTAACGTCTCCCTAAAGGGCTTATATATTGTACATAATAAGCAACAGTATCTGGATGTGAAGATATAAGTGAAATTACCCTCCATATTTGATAATTTTCAACATCTGGATTGATAAACTGCTCGAGATTAGCCTTGTTCCGCACGTAGTCATCCTTGGACAAACGAGGGAGTTCGTTGCCGTTGCTGTGTTTATCACGGATGCAGCAATTTGTCGGGTGGTCGCCGGCACAGCGTGAGCATGTGTGCCTAGAATGCGAGAGATCATTTCCAGCGGCATCTGGACCTTGTCCGGCTTGAAGCTTGATAACACTCCGTGGTCGTAAATTAAGTAATTCAGTTGAAACATTACCATTCATGTCAAAGTGATTGAATACAAGAACCAAAAAATCATAGTGTTGTCCTTCTGGTACACTCCAGGTCCATGTACCGACTGGTGGTGAGAGATTACAATTTAAATTTGATTTATAATAAAAAAATGTATCTATAGGTGGTACGAGATAAAATAACTTATTTATTTTTGCATAAGAAGCAGCATCATCTTTAGCAACAGCAGCAGCTCTGGCTTCAGCAGCAGCAGCAGCTCTGACTTCAGCAGCAGCAGCAGCTCTGACTTCAGCAGCAGCAGCCCTGGCTTCAGCAACAGTTTGTTTCACAACACCGTGAATACTGTCTTTTATTATACTCGCCATTTTTTTTTCTAGTGTGGTATCTCCCATAGTATTGAATGTATATATATATATATATATATATATATATATATATGTATTGACTTT